CGGCAGCCAGAAGTCCGGCAGGTACCACCCGGCCGCTCCGAGGTCGTACCCTTCCTTCTCATACTCCCACTTGACCCCCAGGTGGTCGAAGAACACCGCCCATCGGGCCTCCAAACGGGAGCGGAACCGACATCCTGCGTACCTGGTCTCTATCGCCTTCAGGTCCCCGGCCATGCCCATCCCTCCCGTCAAACCTCGCCAGAACACAGAGCGACCCCAGCGGTTGTGGTACGCGTCCCGGTCAGGAGACCACGTGCCAGGGTTGCTGAGGTCGCAAACTGGTTGGAGTTGAGCTGGTTGTATCGTACCACAAAGCGCCCATAGCATGGGACCTGTCCTGACCGGGACGCGCACATCTTACCACCGACCTCCCGCATCGTCAAGCGCTCGCTGCCCATCAGTTGCCCTCCCCGGCTGTGCTCACCGTCTGCGCCCGCCGCTCTTCGGCCCGCTGCTTGCGCCGGGCTTGCTTGGCCTCGGCGGCCGTGCACTCGCCGTGCCCCGGCCCGCTGTGGACCTTGCGCCACGCGGCGAGCATACCCGCTCCGGTGACCGGGTCGGCTGTGCCGCGCATCGAGTCTCCGCATCGGCAGTAACGGGTGATGTTCACTCCGCGCCCTCGGCCGCGCCGGCCGTCTCCGCCAATTCCCACGTCCACGGGTCGTTGTGCGTCAGGCCGGGCTTGCTCTCGATGGGCACGCGCTGCCGGATGCGGAAGAGCGCGTTGCGCGCCTGCTCGTGGCTCCACGGTCCGCCCCTCAGGCGCTGCCGGATGTCGTGGATGGTCAGCGGCTCGGCTGCCGCGGTCAGGATGGTCTCGATCTGGGTCTCGATGCTGGTAGGCAATGCACAGGTCTCCCCGTCGTGGTTTGTCACGCTGCCTTCCCCCCTCTGCGCCCGAGCCGCCGCAGGACCCCCTGCACCAGCTCCTCCCGCTTGCGCAATACCTCGTAGATCACGTCATCCACCGTCCCCGCGCAGATCAGGTGCACGTACGTCACGTCCTGCGATTGCCCGGGGCGCATGATGCGCGCCCGCGTCTGCTGGTACGAGCCGGCGTTGAAGTACATCGCGTAGTAGACCTGGATCCTCGCCCGTGTGAAGTCATTGCCTTCGGCTCCGGCCTGGAGCTGGACGATCAGCACCGACGCCTCCCCGGCCTGCCAGGCCGATAGCTCATTGCGCCGGCCGCTCAGCTCCAGGTGCGTCCGCCCGGCCTTGTCGCACACCCGCGCAATCCCGTCGAGGTCCTCGTGGAAGCGCCCGAACACGACCAGCGGCTCCCCCGCGTCAAGGTCATCCAGCAGGTCCGCGAGGAGGCTGGCCTTGGCGTCGTGGATGTGCACGGTCTCCCCGGTCTCGCTGTCGATGGCGTAGCCCTGGACCACTTGCGCCAGTCTCAGAAGCTTCACATCTTCGTTGGCTGCCGTGACTTCTCCGGTACCAATTGCGGCGACAAGTTCCGCCTCCAGCTGCTGGTAGATCGCGCGGGCCTTGCCCTCCAATAGCCCGACCCTCTCCACGTCGCGCTCCGCCGGCAGATCCAGCACCTCGCGCGTCCTCACCCGGTACACCCATGGGTCGATGCGCGCAGCCAGCTCCTCCTCCCGCTGGTAGCGCTTCACCCGGTCCCGCAGATGTCGGAACTTCGGGCCCGACACAAATGTACTCACCGCCCGCTCGCCCAATATCCCGATCCACTCCTCCGCGGCCCGCCCCTCGATGGGCCCCTGCTGGCGCCGGAAGACAGCCCGCGGGCCGAAGCGATTCGTGGCCTCCGCCCGCACGGGGTCGGGCATCGGCACGGGTAGCGCATTGAGCTCCGCGAGGTCTCGGAGCCCCCACTTGCGGGTGCACCGCGCCCGGATGTCTTGCTCGTTGGTGACCGCGTAACGTTGCTTGAACTCTGCGAACGTCTCCGGGAACACACTAGGAGCAACGCTCCTAAATTGCGCCCACACGTCGAGCAGACCGTGTGGCATCGGCGTCCCCGTCAGGCCCAGCACGTGCTCCGCGCGCGAGCATATCCTCGCCGCCACGATAGACACCGCGCCCTCCGGCGCCTTGATCCTGTGCGCCTCGTCGAGCACTACGAGGTCCCAGTCCTGGCCTGTCAGAGCACTCGTCAGCGGGTCCCGGATGGTGGCTTCGTAGTTCAGGATTACCGCAACGCGTTCACCGTATACGTCCGCCGCGATGCCCGCCAGCTCGACCTGTGCCGCGCGCTTGGCGCCCGTGCCGGTGTCCAATGGGTAGGCCTGCCAGTCGCTCAGCCCGCAGGCGATCAGCTCCTTCGGCCATACCCGGATGACCGCTTTGGGGCACAGCACGAGGACCTTGCGGCAGTCCCAATGGTCGACCGCGAGCGAGAGCGCCGCCCGGGTCTTGCCCGCGCCCATTTCGAACCACAGCCCCCCGCGCCCGAGGGGTCCGAGCTGGTCGACGGCCGCCTGCTGGTGCGCCCAAAGTGGGATGCTCACTGCCCGTCCTCCCGCATTGCGGGCCGCGCCGGCCACTCGTAGATGCGCATGCCCCAGGCCATCGCCGACCCATGCTCATCGATGCTCCCATAGCTGCTCTGCCATCCCGGCAGCATGACCACAGCGTCACACCGGCGCAGTTGCTCGACCCCGTTGCGCAGGAACGTCTCGTCGGTCAGGCCCTGGTAGTGCTCCATCTCGTGGGTCATCGTGTGCGGGCAGATGACGTGGTACCCCTCCCGCAGGAGCTGTACAGCCACGTCCCTGGCCCTGGCCACGTTGGTTGCGACTGCGTCCGGCCCCTCGGCTCGATATGGTCCGGCGATGTAGACCAGCATTGCGCCCTCCGTTGGTGTGGTCAGTAGCCGCCGAAGACATCCTGCCCATCATCGGCTATCTGCTCCGCGACCCGCTCTATCCTGGCCGCGCGTTCTCGCAGCCTCTGCGCCACCAGCCGCTTCCCGAACTCGTTGGCCGCGGTCCACGAGCCTTCGAACTCCTGTTTGATATTGAGCGCCGGGCACTCCACCAGGTGGGTCCGCCCGCTGCCCGAGACCTCCACTGGGTACGGGTCTGGCTTGGTCGGCGGCGGTCGCTTGATGCCCAGCTTCTCACAGAGTCCCATTCTCGCTCACCTCCGTCTCAGCGCCACGCGCCGCAGCCTTCGCCAGCCAGTCCAGCATGATGCACTCGACCACCCGCTCCCGCGTCCTGCCGCCGGATAGGCACCGCGCGCACCCGCGATGCTCCCGCTCGTGTAGCGCGATGTCGGCCATTGCGCAGACGTAATACGGATGGTCCGCGATGCGCTCGGCCTGCATGCGCAGAGCCGTCTCTATCAGGCGCAGGTTGCCGGGCTGCGTCTCCAGCACGTCAGCGGCGATGGTGTCCTGCATCCAGCGCTGCAGAGCAGCCAGGGCCTCCGCTCCGCGCTCTGTCAGCGCGATCCCGCCGCCGTCGTCAGCCGCAAAGCCCTTGGCCTTGATGTCGTCAAGCACGCGTCTCCTGTCATCCTCTAGGGAGAGCATGCTCAGCCCGTGCCATAGGGCGTCCAGGTCGATTGCTCTGTACCAGGTGAGCTCAGGGACGGCTGCGGTCAGCGTCTCTGTGGGTGTCTGGGTCATGGCTGCACCGCCCTCTCAATCCGCGTCCACTCCGTCAGCCTGTGCGTCGCCCCGTCGCTCTGCACCGTCGGAGCCGTCACGGTCGCCTGACCGATGTGCGCCGGCATCGTCGACAGGCAGACCGCGATCGTGATGAGGATTACGAGGCCGGCCCCATACACGCAGATCACGAACAGCTCCGCGCCACCATGCCTCCGGCCGCTCTCCTGGCTCTGCTGTGTCATCGCGTCTGCTCCCCTCTCAGCGCGGCCCACAGGTTCCTGATGTACCACAGCAGCCCCCTGCGGGCCCATAGGTCGCAGCAGTACGTATCTGGCTCGTTTGCCCACCGCTGCAAGCACCGGCAGAAGTACGCCCAGGGAGTGGTCGACTCGCGGCGCACACAGTGAGCGCAGTTGAGGCAGATCCGCTCTTTGGTCGGCATGGCCTATCTCTCCCCTCTCCAGCACACTCGCACCAACTCGCGCGGCGTGCAGTTGACTGGCAGTCGCGCGGCCCTCGCGCCCGTCACATCGTAGTGGGGGTGTCTGGCGTGCACCTGGTACCACTCACGCCGCAGGCCAATCAATCTGGCAAACTCGTGTAGGCCCTCCGCCGGGCCGTTGGTGGCCAGGTGCACGCCGTCGAACATGATGCGCAGTCCGATCCCCACCGCGTAGTCCCGCCACCTGTAGCGCCCCGCACAACACGCCCCAGCCATCAGCCGCCACTCGTAGACGCGCTCGCACGTCGGGCACGTCCAGAGCCCATGCTCTGTCTGCCACCCCGCACCGGTGGGCTCTTGCCGCCTATGGCCTGCCGAGCGGAGGCACCGACCGCTTCCCCGTGGGTCCTCCGTACCGTCCAGCCACGGGACGCGCGCTCCGGGGCGCCCCGTGCGGTAGCAGGCTCGCACGTACCTCGACTCCCCGGATCCATAGGCGCGACACATACTCACCTCTCCCCTCTCGCTGCGACCGTCCCTCGCGCTACCACCCAGCCGTCGACCCCCGCCTGCCCTCGCCGCGGCCACCACACGTCCACCCACGTCCCGCCAAGCATCCGCGCCGTCCGGTCGTTGCTGGGCGATCCCGTGTCCAGCACCTGTCTCAGACCGCTCTGCGGCGTCCAGAGCCATGCGTACTGCGGCAGGCGGTTGCTGGCACAGGTCCGCATGCTGCACCGCTGGTCGTGGCCATCGTAGCGGCCCGATGGCTCGGTGCCGTAGTAGGCGGTAAGCACCAGCGCCCGCGGCCGTCCTCCGGTGGCGATGGCTGTGTACCCGGCGCGTTGCCAACAGGACAGGCTCCCATAGTCCCCGCGGAGCGCCTTGACCGCGCACCGCTGGCCAGGATCTGATGGTAGCTCTGGGGCCGCCGTTGGCAGCATGGAGGTCAGGGCGGCGAGGGCGAGGATGCTCACGCTGCCTCACCCTCCCCGTCCTCGTCGTCCTGCCCCGCCTCGGCGATCGCCGCCACCAACTGCTCCTCCCCGTACGCCATCCAGTACGTCGTGATCCCCGGCGCCCGTGGGTACATCGTCGGCAGCTCACCCTCCGGCACCGTCTCGGATGGCACCGCCGTCACCAGCGCCTGCACCCCCGACTCGTACACCATCCGCAGGAGGGGCCCCCGGTTGTGGCCATCGAGCTGGTCGGCCCCGTCGATGACGACGAAGTCAAAGCCCGTGATGCGCGCGAACGCGATCTGCAGCGCGCACCCCACCACGAACTGCTCCCCGCGCGACAGCAGCCGCGCCTCCCGCCGCCCACCCTTGTGGATGACGATGACGCGGAAGTCCTCGCCGGGCTCGGCGTCGATGGAGTAGTCCGAGAACGCCCCCAGGGACTCGTTGACCGCGTCGAGGATCTCGCCGATCTGCTCGCGCATCGCCTCCGCCTGCAGGCCTGCCGGCGCAAGCAGCCCCACCAACTCATCCAGCGCCGAGGCCTTGGTTTCTGCCGCCTCGAGCCCGGCCGTGGACTTGGCGTACGCGTCCACCGCTGCCTGCGCCTGCTCCGCTGCCCGCAGTGACGCTGCCGCCGACTGCATGGCCTCGTCGGCGTCCGTGAGCGCCGCTTGCAGCGCCTCGGTGTCTGGCGCCGGCGACTCGTCCAATGCCCGCTGCGCGACCTCGATGTCCTTCCCGGCCTGGGCCGCCGATCGCTCCAGGTCCCTCCTCCGCTGCACGTAGCCGGACCAGCTCGCCTCCGCCCGGTCCGCGGCCTGCGCCGCCGCCGTCGCCTTGGTCTCCGCGGCCTCCGCCGCGTTCTTGCTCCGCAGCGCCTCCGCCACCAGCTCGGAGATGGCCGTCTCCTGCTCCCGCAGCGCGGCGAGGTCCGCCCGCGCCTGAGCCAGCGCCGCCTCCCGCTCATCAGCCGTCAGCGGGCAGGCCAGCGTGGACAGCACCAGGCACGCCCCCTGGGTCGCAGACCCAAACCTGTCGATCTGCGGCTCCAGCGTGTTGATCTGGCCGCGCAGCCCAGACAGGGCCTCCCGCTGCGCCAGACACTCTGTGTCGGCCGCATTGACCGCCGCCTGCGCATCGGCCACAGCCTTGTGCGCTGCCTCCAGCTCCTTGTCGGTCGGCCTGGCCACCGTGGGCTTGGCGTAGGCCTCCAGCTCCTGCGCTGCCCGCATCTGGCGCGACGTCGCCTCCTGCGCCCGCGCCGCCGCTGCGTCGTGTGCCCTCTGCAGCGTCTCCGCCGCCTTGCTCGCGCTGGAGGCCTCCATGTAGGCCTTGCCCGCGTCCGTCGCCGCAGACCGCAGCGCGTCGAGGTTGCTCGGCGCCGTAGGCGCCTCCGCGGCCTGGGCCTTGAGCGTCGAGAGCGCCGCGTTGGCTGCTGTCCGCGCGTCGTAGGCGGCCTTGTGTAGCGTGGTCATGAGCTCACTGCCGGTCCGCAGCGTGGTCAACTCCTTGCCCAGGAGCGCCACCTGCTCTGCCGTCAGCCGCTCACGCACCCATGCCGCGTCGACATCGCCCCCGCCCGTGAGGGCAAACAGGATGTCCTGCTGCCGCTTGCCATCCAGCCGCAGGAACTCACCGGCCGAGAGCATGCAATCGGTCACCGCCGCCGGGGGCAGCACGTTGGCGATGGCCGCGCCCGCGGCCTTGACTCCCTTCTCGCCCCCGAACTCGACGGACGCGCCGCTGGCCTTGATCTTGCGGACGATGGCCCCGGAGTCGGTCTGCAACTCGATCTGCGCGGTGCCTTCTGCGTTGCGGATGAGGCCTGCCGCATCCGCCCCGGCGCGCGTGGTCCACTCGCACCATCCTCTTAGCGCGTAGCTGATGGCGCCCGCCAGCGTAGACTTCCCGGCCCCATTGTCCCCGAGCAGCATGGTCATCCGCTCGCCTAACGTGATCTCGACGTCTCGCAGCCCGCGGAGTCCACTCACCGTCAGCCTCTGGATGTGCACTCAGAACCCTCCCGTCATCTGTGTCTGTGCTGCCGCTGCCGGCTGCCGCTGCGCCCTGGGCTTGGCCGCCGATGCCGCCTTGGGTGCCGCCTGGGCTGCCTCCGGTGCCGGTGTCCCCTGTCCCTCTGCCGCCTGCGCCGCCTTGCGCTTCCGCAGCTCCAGCCCCGCATCGCGGATGGCCCGCAGCGTCATCAGCGCCTGCTCCGCCTGCGGCTCGGTGCAGGTCTCGAACGCACCGTCCGGCGCCCCGGCCGCCTTGAGCGCGTTGCGCAGAGATATCTCCACCTTCGCCCCTACCTCGCCCAGCTCGCCCAACAGCGCCTCGTACTCTGCCAACTGCTCGACGGTCGGGCAGGACCCGGCTTCCTCGGCTCCCTGCTCATCGCCCGCGCCCTGAGCATCCTCCGCCGGTCCATCGTCCTCCGGGAGCGCCTGCCAGATCTCCACCAGCCGCGTCAGGGCCTCGATGGCCGTGGTGGCCTGCTCGGTCGACAGGTCCGAGAACTTGTCCGCCTTGCCCGCCCCCCGGCAGACCGTGCGCTCCACCTGCGCCGCCGGCTTGCCGCACTTGCCTGCCTGCTCCAGCAATGCTGCCCACGCCGTACGCTGCCCGAGGTCGGCCGCGGGAGGCGCCTCCCCGGGATAGAGCCCCGCGGGCATGCTCTCGTCGGGCTCCACGACCGGGGGCAGGTCGAACTCCCCCTCGTCGGCCCCGAAGTCGTCCACTACCGGGGGGCCAGATGGCAATGCCGGGCGCGCCGCGGGGTGCAGTCCGGCCACAAGCTGCTGTCGCTCTCGCGCCGCGGCGGCGTGCAACTGCTTGGCGTCCTCCAGGCTCAGAGACGGGGGGATGAGGTTGAGGATGGCTTTGGTGACGGTCTTGCGCACCGTCGAGCCGTCCTTGTTGGTCGCCGTGTAGGGGATCACCGTGGGGACCCGCACGAGCCGGAACGGCACGCGCAGGATGTCGTCGGGGTTGCCGGTCACGTCGAGGATGCGCTGAAGCGCCATCTCGTAGGCGTTGTACACGTCGTTGATCCCGTACCAACTGCCGGTGTCAATCTGGTACACGCCCATGATGTTCACCCGCGGGAGGATGAGCATGAGGTTGCCCACCTCGGTGCACCGCTTCTCCGCGAAGTAGGGGCATGACTTGTACGCACAGGAGATCTCCTGGAACTCGCCAGTCGACGGGTCGAAGACTCCCGCCGTCTCCCCGTCCCCCCGGCAGAGCAAACGGTCCGTCCCGTAGCGCTTGAGCGCGACCGGGAACCACTCCGAGATATCGGGGCTCGGCACCATCACGTCGAGCTCTGTCGGCTCCGGGCCGTAGACCTCCGCCACCTCCGGGCACTCGCTCAGGTCGAAGTGGTTGAGGTCCGTGGGGAACTCGCGGTCGCCCTTCAACACTTTCCCGCCCAGGCCGATCTTTGCGATGCGCGGCAGCCGTGCCCGCCGGAAACCCTTAATCATGCTCGCCATCCGACTCAGCTCCTCAGGCCTGCCCGACCGGGCAGACCACGTGATAGTCGCAGTAGCTGCAGCCAAATCTGTTGCCGACGTTGGCCGGAAACTCCCCGGCCTTGATCCTCCGCGCGGTGGGCAGCACCGTGCTATGCATGACCACATCGAGGTACCTGTCCGTCCTGCTGGTGCGGACCACGCGCCGGGCGCTCACCGCTACGATCTCCAGCGCGTCCTCCCGCTGCCCGCTCTGCCGCAGCGCCCAGCTATAGAGCGAGAGCTGCAGGTCTGTGTCGAGCCCCCGGGGCATCTTGCCGGACTTGAGGTCCGACAGCACCGTCTGCCCGTCCTGGATGTACAGCCGATCCCACGTGCCCTGGAGCGTCAGGTCTTCCCCGGGGACCTCGCAGCGCCATCGCTCCTCAGTGGCGATGTCGTACTGCCCCCGCCGCCAGTCCAGGTACCACGGTATCCCGTCCATCGCCAGCACGCGCACCCGGTCCTCGGCGTCTGCTCGCCGGTCCTTGCGCGTCGAGGGCTTGGTCCGCGACCAGAGCTCGTAGAGCATGTCGCGCGCAGCCCGCCCGTCATCGACCCCCCAGCCGCGCGCGTGCGCCTCCCGCAAGACCTCGTGGGCGCAGGACCCCACCACCATCGCGGCCGACTTGGGCACCTCGGTTTTGTCCACATACTGGTATTCGTAGCTCTTGGGGCAGTTGAGGTATGTCTGCAGCTTGCTGGCGCCGAGGATGTCCGACTCGGTGTGGTAGCTGTGGAGTATCCTCTCCACGGCCTCGTCGATGACGGATGTCTGGCTCGCGGTGGTGGTCATGCTCTGCCCCCGTCGACGGCTGCCTTGCCCGCGTCGGTGACGCGCCAGAACCTGTGCTCGCCCCAGACCTCGCTGCGACTGATGCACAGCTCCACGAGTCCGCGGTCCCCGAGCGTCAGCAGGGCCTCGGTCTCGTGCTCCGCCCACAGGGCGTGGCTGATGCCCGTGGCACTCGCCAGCCGCATCAGCACCGCGCGCTCCACCCTCGTCAGCAGGCCCACAGCGCTCTGTACCCGGATGGCGCGGCAGATGGTCTCCATGTCCACCACCCAGGCCTGCCCCGCCACCCGCAGCGTCGCCACCATCGGCAGCACCGGCTGTTGCAGCGGCACCCTCTGCGCGCTCACGGCCAGGAACGTCTCGTCGATGCTGACTATCGCCTCACCTGACGACATGCTTGGCCCCCCATCTGACGAGGTCGCGGCCGATCACGGTGAGCGCCACGCCGTTGGGTCCGCCGCCCTCCACCCGCGGGGCGCCCGGGATGTACACGGTCTGCGCGTACGGCCGCAGGCAGGCCAGGTACCCAGCCAGGCCCGTGGCGCCCAGCTCCGTCTCCAGCTCCGTGATGGGCATCATCTCGTTGTTGCGGTAGATGAGCAGGAGGAGCTGCTGTTTGGCTGCAGACAGCTCCTCCCACTCCGCCAGAGTCGGCCTCCGCTCGATCGGCCTGGGCGAGAACCCGAGCGCCGCTGTGTGTGCGCTTGACAGTTGGGTCGCCATGGTCTATGCTCTCCCTCGTTCACAAGTCGCTTACGCCGTGCCCCGGCCCCGCGAGCTCCTAACCCGCGGGGTCTTCGTCTGTCCCGCCCCGTCTGCGAATGTCAGCCCCGCCACCTCCCGCACTACCGTCGCGTCCTGCTCCCCGAGACCGATCGTCGCGAGCCGCTCGATGCGCTCGCCGATCCTGCGCAGGAGGTCCCGCCTGACCGCCCGGCTGGTCTCCGGGTCCATTGCCTGCTTCCACAGCTCCCTAAGCGCCAATGCCGGGAACCGGAACTCAAGCAGCTCCCTCGCCGCCGCACGCAATAGCCTCGCCGCCTCCTCCGCGTCCGCCCCCGCGATGTACTCCGGCAGGTCGTCATACGCCCCGCCGCTGAGCTGAGCGAGCGTCAGGTCATCACCGTCTGCCAATGTCCTCACCTCCCCTCGCCTCGAGACTGTCGCAGTAGTCGAGCACGTCGTGCCCGTGCTGCCAAAGTCTGACCCTGTCGACGGCCCGCCGGAACCAGGGCATCTGCATCAGCAGCAGGTACAGCAGGCCCGGCGCCAGCAGCGTCATCGTGCACTCCCCGGCCAGCGTCCAGTTCATCGCCATCCCCTCTCAGTATCCGCCTCACCAGCAGGTACACGGCTATCGCCAGCAGGACGTCCCAGCCGTTGGCGGATGTCAGTTGCACGATGGCGCCCCCAGCGCATCAGGCTCCAGCCGCCCCGACAGCACTCCGCCCAGCGTCGCCACATCGCAGGCCATCCGCTTGCAGAGCGCCCGTGCCCGCGAGAGCTCGGCCTCCGTCCGCGCGAGCTTGCGCTCCAGGGCATCGATGCGCGTGGTGTACACGTCCTCGTCGGCCTCGAGGTGCTCAATGCGGAGCTCCAGGGCCCGGCAGTTGGTGCATGGCATTGGGTTGGGTTCCTTTCATGTCGGGCCCCGGGGCCGGGAGAGAGATGAGCCCCGGGGCCCTGTGTGTTTGGGCCCGCAGACTGCGCGGGCCCGGTGGGCGTACAGGTCGACGCGTCGTCTACATGGCTCGCGCACTCCCATCAATGTAGGGGTCCCGGCCCTCTGCCCGTGTTCTCGGCCGCCACCACTGCCGGCCGGGTGCGTCTCAGGGGCTGCGCTGCACCGGCCCCACGGGTGATCGAAAGAACCCGCCGGGGAGGACAGGGAGTGAGCCAACCTCCCCGGAGGACGCCATAGCAGCCCTGCTGATGCCCCGGTGCGTGGGGGAGGAGGTGGGCTGCGTTCGGCGATTGAGCAAGCCGCCCCGGGAGAGCGGCATCGCTGTCAATGGTCCGGCTCGACTCCCTCAGTCATCGCCGCGCAGGCCCTGTCCAGCACGTCGGGAGGTAGCGCCGCCCAGGCCTGCCGGAAGAGCCCGCGCAGGATCGCCTGCCCCTCGGGGGACTCGGCTGCCGGCAGCTCGACGGGCGGTGCCTGCTCGGTGGTGGTCATCGCGGCGCCGCCTGGAGCTCGGGCGCTGGCGCTTCCCGTCTGGTCTTGAGGTCAAGCACAGACTTCGCGGTGACGTAGCGTCCGCGTCCGGCCACGACCCACGTCTCCACGAGAGCGCCCTCTTCGAGCCAGCGGAGCACGGTCGCCGGGTTGACGTTGAGTTCCCGCGCCGCCTCCGCCGATGTGTACGCTACTACCGCCGACCCACTCATGTGTTGCCTCGCTCTACGCTCGTGTTGGGTGCTTGGGTAGTATAGGCCTACAGGTCTGTAGAGTCAATAGCCATTGCGCATTTTTCGCACTACATTTTCGGGCGGAGGAGTGGTAGAGTGTGGGCATGGGGATCGGACTACGGATCAGGAAGGCGCGGGTGGAGGCAGGCCTGGAGCAGTCGCAGCTCGCGGAGGCCGTTGGTGTGGCGTCGAATACCGTGTGGAGATGGGAATCGGGCCAATCATCGCCACGCGGAGACGTGATCGAAAGGGTGGCGACAGCGCTCGGCAAGTCCGTGGGCTGGCTCTACGGGGATGAGACACCGGATGCCGACCTCGCCACCGAGGCCCGCCTCCTCCGGGAGCGGCTGGAGCACCTGGAGCGGGCGGCACAGCCAGACGTCGAGCCGTCTGCAGTCCCCGTGGATGCCCTGCGCGCGCACGGGGTGGAGCTCACAGCGGCGGAGGTAGCCTGGCTGAGGAGCTATGACGGGGCGCCCTGCGAGACGCTGGAGGACGCCGTGGACCTGCTACTGCTGTGGAGGACCTGGGAGCTCAAGCGCCGGCTGAGGCAGATAGACTGAGGGGGAAGAGCGATGTCACGCAGAGTCGCCGTTGCATTGCTGGTCCTGATGTGCGCCGGGCTACAGACGGCAGAGGCCCAGAGGCGCCAGCAAACGCCGTGGCAGAAAGTCCAGTACGGGATGGATGGGCAGCAGGTCAAGCGCCTGCTGGGGCCGTACACGCTGGACTACGGCGTCCAGCAAGGCGTCGCTGGTCTCTTGCCGCCCACATCCAGCTATGGGTGGCACGTCGACGACCGGTCAAAGGGATTCGACCGCAGCCTGTACTTCCAGGTTACATTCAGCTATGACGCGCGCTCCCGTCGTTGGGGTGTGACTGACAAGCGCGTAGACTGGGTCTCGCCAAAGTGGAAGGGCTCACGGCTCTATGACCATTACGACGTGAGCGCAGAGTTCCGATAGACCACGCGAGGGGGTCCCACATGCCAGACAAGGAGAAGCCGAGCAAGCCCGAGAAGCCGAGCAAGCCCGAGCCAAAGCCGGCCGATGAACGGCCCGACGCCACAACCGACCGCGTCCGCGAATCTGTCGACGAGCGAGAGACGCGCAAGAAGGACGGCTAGCAGGTATGGGCACATAGGGCCAGTGCTATCGCCGGCAGCGCCATCGCCGCCACCGCAGCCAGGAACAGCCAGAGGGCGGCGTTGAGCCACTTGCCCTTGCGCAGCGCCAGCATCTTGACCTCCTCGCAGGCCTGGTGGAAGTACAGAGCGAAGTCGACCTCCGCGGTGTCCCCGCAGCTCTCCGCGAACTCCACAGCGCTCGGGATGCGCGGGGGCAAGGGCATGTCCGTGGACATGCGGGCCTTGAGCGCACAGGCCAGAGCTGCCACGGCCAGCACAATCGCCGGCAGGATGCATAGCGGGAGCCAACTGGGCTCCCTGGGAACCTGTGACGCAGCCACCACAGCGGCGATACCCGTCATGGCGCCCAGGTAGTTGACGACTCCGGAGGCCTTCTCATCGAGGATCCGTGCCGATGTCACCATGCGCTCGTAGTGAGCCTGTGCATACTTGATGACCCACCCATAGTCCACGGCATGCTGCAATGCGTGAGTCTTTGCAAACTCTCTTGCCTTGTCCTCTGGGGTCCAGCCATTGAGCGTTGCTTCCATCGTTGTCACCTACCTCGATGTATGTGGCCGACGCTACCATCATACCCCATAGGCACTACGACGGGTAGGCCGAATCGCCGGTCACCAGGAGCCCCCCAACCATGCCCGACACCCCCGACCCACTCGCCGGGCTCGATGGCCCGCCCGAGCTCCTCGCGCGCATCCGCAACCGCCTGGCCACCCAGCAGGCGACAGCCGACAGCGCGCCTGCCCCGGCCGTCGATGCGGGTACCAGGCCCAGCCAGCGCCACGCGGGGATCCACGCGCTGCTTGACCTCCTGGATGCCGCGGCTGCCAATGGCGAGCGCTCGGTGGACGTGACCGACGAGGACGGGCGCACTGTGCGGCTGGTCATCAGCAGGCTCGAGGAGGAGCGGCTGCGCACATACGGGCGCTCGGGGCCCGCGGTGGCGACCGTGCTCCAGGCGGTGGGCCTACTGATGCAGTGGCGAGCGTGGGATGCCGACGAGGCGGCGAGGCACGGGTGATGATCCACCCGCGCCTCGCGCTGTGCGTTGGCCTGTGGGGCCTGCTGGTCCGCTACTGCGAGCAGCTACTCCGGCGGCTGCGCGGGGCGCTCGGTCGGTGACGCCGGCGCCCTCCACGCCTCCACGTCGCTCCTCCGCACCAGCCTCCGGTTGCCATTCCTCTGCGCCACGGGCAGCCGTCCGAAACGCATGGCGCTGTCTACCGTCCCCCTCGCCGCCCCCGTGATCGTCACGATCTCCCCGATCGCGAGCAGGTCATCGCCGCCGCCGCTCGATGCCTCCTGCGCAGCCTCCAGGATCGTGCATAGCACCCCCCGCGAGGTGGAGTTAGTGGTCAGCAGGTCAATCCTGGCCCGGACGCGCTCATTGTCCTGCACACCAAGCAACTCGGCGAGCGCATCAAACACCTGGCGGCGCCCGGACTCATAGTAGCCAGTGTTGCGCTGCAGCGGCGTCTCCTCCGGCGGCATAGCTCGTCGCTCCTCGTGCCCTCTCGGGCTTGATCTACTGTCACCGCCCGCGGGCCCTCCACGTGGGAGGGCCACCGGGTAGCGGCGGGCTACAGCACCTCGTCGATGTCGACGATGATGCTCTCGCTGTCATCGTCGGTCGTCTCGTCGTACTCCTCCGGCTCGCCGTTGCCCTCGCGCCACTCGGGGCAGCGAGCCTGCCAGTCGTCCCACTCGTTGCGCGGGATGACCTGCAGCGTGTTTCCGACCGTGGCGTTAATCGCCACCCAATTGTCCACGTAGTACACCCGGAGCTCCTCCTGTCCGTCGTCGGCAGACTCGCCAACCGGCCGCTCCCAGCCGAGCAATTTGGCGAGCTTCTCGACGGCCCGGTGGTTCATATCGTCGATCTCTGTGCCCATGCCCTCGAACTCAGAGAACCACTCGGCGAGCTCATCCTGGTTGGTGACGAGGTACTGCTCCGCGTAACACGACGCGGTCAGCCCGGCTTCGAGGTTGCTGCCGATTGTGTCGCTCACATCTACCACTCCCCTTCGTTGTTGGTGCATCCCGGACGGGGCGGGTGCCCCGTTTCGCCTCGCGCCCGAGGCTCGTCAGCGGGCCTATACCGACACCATCCGCCCGTCGTCCGTGAACCGAACCCACCCCTCCTGCGCGTGCATCCCGTCGCCGGGCGACCACTGCGCCCCGTCGCTCAGTCTTCGCACGTACCCGCCGTGCCGGCTCACGGCGTTCTTGGCCTCCGCCTCGCTGTGGGATGTGAGCACCAACAGCGGCTCCGGGTACTGACCACCCAGCGCGTCGGTGTAGTGGTAGGCCTCGTAGGTCTCGGAGACGGCGGCCTCTACCTCGTCGGCGCACTCCTTGGCTGCGGCTTTGGCGTCGGCCTCGGATGCGGCGAAGCCCTGGCCGACGGTCTCGGCGTCCAGCTTTACGAACCAAGCCCACTTGCCTACCATCTCATCCACGTCTGCGTGGACCGGCGCAACGAACGACTCGAGCTTTGCCATCTGCGGCCTCCTCGCGCGTTGTGGTGGCGCGCCCCACAGGGTGGTTGGGCTATACGTGGCAGATGCCGAGGGCGCATGTGAATGTGCAGGTGCCCCACCCGTCGTCCTCGCCTTCGAATGTGCCCTCGTACGTGCCCAGGTTGGGGTTGAAGCCAACCGGGTACTCATGAGCGGGATATGGGTTGAGTGTGCCGAACGGGACCGCCAAGCGGCCATACCCGCCGTTGGGGATTGAGAAGTTGTAGCCCTGCCCGACAGGGACGCTATACACCATCATGGTGCAAGTCTCTACCAGCGTGTCGCATGCCATCTGTCTCACTCCTCGTGCCCTCTCGGGCTGTGGTCTGGGGCCCGGCTACTCACCGGGCCCCGGTTGGTGTCTGTCGGTTACGCCTTCGCCGCCGTCACGATTGCCGTCAGCTTGGCCGTCTCGTCTGCGGTTGCCGCGGCCCTGATGATGCGGAGCGGGTGCACGTCTCGGTTGTCGATCCACCAGGAGGCAGAGGTCTCGGCCTCGATGCGGTCGATGATCGCGTTGATGATCGCCCGGTACTCATCGGTCGCCTGCGGGTTCTCGTTGACCGCGACGCGGCCCTTCTGCAGCTCGGGGGCCATCGTCTCCCGTATCGTCGTCGCCCAGGCGATCTGCTTCTCGCTGCCTGTGAGCTCGGGGCGGCCGGCGGTCTGTGCGGCCTCGGCGGCCTGGGTATTGGCTGCGGCCTTCTCGGCGTCTGCCTTGGCCTGCCAGCAGGGGCGGCAGAGCTTGGTGGCCTCATACTCGGACTGTCTCTCGCGGCCTGCGTACGGTCCGCTGATGTTGACCGTCTCGCTGTGCCCGCAGCTCCTGGTGACCGTGGTCTTTGCCATCTGTCTCGCCTCCCGAGCGTATCGTACAGTACGTCTGTAATGTACGTATTGTACAGCACGGGGCATGGGGAGTCAAGCGAATCGGCGAAGAAATCTGCCCGCGAAGCAAAGTATTTTGCAGGCCCCAATGGGCGCTCCGGTCGACAGCGCCGGGGCCGATGGCGTACACTCCCGCGCGGGAGGTGGCTGCCTTGCTGGCCTACATCTACACACGGGTATCGTCGGAGGAGCAGGCGCGGGACGGGGTCTCGCTGGGCATGCAGGAGAGCGCCTGCCGCGAGCTGGTGGCCAGGCTCTACCCTGATGCCGCGGTGCGCACCTACTGCGACGACGGGTACTCTGCGGAGACCCTCCTGCGGCCCGCCTTGCAGGAGATGCTGGACGCGCTTGCGGAGGCGGACGTGCTGGTGATCTGGCGGCAGGACCGCCTGCTGCGCCACCCGCGGCACCTGGAGGGCATGATGGAGATGTGCGCTACGGCCGGGGTGCGCATCGTGAGCACTCAGGGGGAGGTGGCCTGGGGCAATGCGTCGGAGCGGGCCTTTACCAGGGTAAGGGCTGTCTTCTCCGGCCTGGAGGTGGAGCAGATGTCGGAGAGGATCTCCGCTGCCCTCGACCACATCGCCCACGAGGGGAGGCACCCGGGGGGCTGCCTCTACGGGTATCGGCGGGAGGGCGGGGCGTTGGTGGTCGTGGATGAGCAGGCGGCGATCGTGCGCGAGGTGTACGAGCGGTACGCGGCCGGGGAGAGCCTCGCGGGGATAGCGCTCTCGCTCACCGACCGGGAGGTGCCGCGGCGCCGAGGCGGCACCAACTGGGGGAACACGGCTGTCGACCGGATGCTCGCAAACCCCACCTACTGCGGTCGTGTGCCGTGGAAGGGTGACGTGGCCAGGGACGCAGCCGGCGCCCCGGTGCTCGGCACCCACCAGCCGCTTGTGCCGGTGGAGCTCTGGGAGCGAGTGCAGGCCCTGCGCCGCCAGCGTGGCCGCAACCACGGGCGCCACGCCAGGCACCTGAGCCCCATCTGCCGCTGTGGCTACTGCGGGGGACCGGTCTGCGCCCACCAGCGCAGCGTGCCCGGCGTGATACTCGACTGCTGCCTGCGCAAGCGGTCCCCGGTCGACCAGAGGCACCCCGGCATCGGCATCCGGGAGGACAAGCTGTCGGCGATGCTCTGGCGCCACACGGCGCGGCTGCTCACATCGGGGGACCTGCGGGACGCACTGGCGGAGCACAGGGCACAGGCGACGAGGGCGCAGCACGGGGCGGAGGCGATGCGGGCGGAGCTGGCAGACCTGGAGGCTCGCCGCCGCCGCAACCTCCAAGCCTACCAGGCGGGGGCTATCACGCTGGAGGACCTTGCGCAGCAAAACGCGCCGCTGGTAGCGCGCGATGCGGAGCTGAGGGCGCAGATGGCGGAGGGGGTCGGGGTGCCGGATGGCGTGGAGGAGCTGGGGGCATTGCGCCCGGGGGCGGCGCGGAGGTTGGTGGCATCGCTGCGGAAAGAGCCAGTCGAGGCGCAGCTCCTCTTCATCTCGCGGCTCTACGAGGCGGTAGAGATACACAGGGGCTATGTGCTGGTCCGCTATGCAGGAGGCGTGCTGGAGCCCGTGCGACTGGACTCGTCATGGGTCTGGCATGGGGAGGACTCGGTGCCCTGGTAGCGCCCGGATACGTCATAGCGCCCAAACCCGTCCCGGTTTGAGCGTAACACCGTATCCGGCCCGCTACGAGAACCAGCCGACCACGACCCACACCCCGATCGCTGCAAGCACGATGGCCGCCAGCGCCGCCGCCATACACCCCAGTTGCTGCCACTCGTAGCGGGTCATGGGTCAGCCCATTAGCGGCGCGGACAGGACGCCGACGTCAACGCTCAGGGCGCCCAGTCGGTGCTGGATGGCGGTCTGTATCGGCCGCGCGTCGCGCTGCGGCCCGTCTATCGTGGCCCACCAGCGGCCAAGCAAGCAGCCGTCCAGTGGGCGCCAGTCGACATCTGTGCCCGGCGGGAGCTCGGCCTCGAATGCGTCGGCCACGCGCTGCATGTCATCGGGGTAGATGCGGAGCGTGTCCGCAAGCTGCTTGGGCTCGTCGGTGGTGATGGTCATGGGCGTTGCTCCTGTGTCGTGGTACCACGGTCCTCCGTCTGTGGTCGTCACGGTCGGCGGTGGCAGTGCCTCGTCTCTGGCTCGCTCGGCGTCGGTGCGGGAGTCGAGGTAGTCGGCTGATGGTCGGCTCACTCTGCTGTCGCCTCCTGGAGGTCGAGTGCGGGCTGGTGGGCGCGGCGGGCCTGCTGCTTGGCATGGTCCGTCCTCGCCTCGGCGATGGTGCAATACTCAGCCTCACGCTCAATGAGCACCCAGTGCATCCCGCATTGTGTGGCCGCCACGCCGGTCGTGCCGCTGCCGCCGAACGGGTCCAGCACTACGCCTCCGCGCGGGCAGGCGAGGGTGCAGAGGAAGGCGAAGAGGGTGACGGGCTTGACAGTAGCGTGGTTATTGCCCCTCTCGCGGACAACCTCCTGAAATTCTCCTCCCTTGTTCCATCGGCCTTTGCCCTCGAAGCCAACGCCCTCGCACCCCGCGTTCTTCTCGCTCCGGCTGGGCTTGCTCACGCGCAGCACCCCGGCCGATAGCGCCGCGTCCAGCCACTCGTCGCTGATCCAGTGCTCGCGCGCCCATGCGTCGAGGTCCCCGTACTTGCTGTCATCGCCCAGGGCGCGGGCGGTGACGAGGAGGTTCGACGGGTAGCGGCCATCCTGTTTGCTCGTCTGGTATGCATGCTGTCTCTGCAGTAGTGGCACTGGCTCCGACCCGTTTTGGGACAGTTGCGAGCCTCCCCAGTGAGAGCCGCTTGCTTCTGGTCCTTCTGGCTCAAACGGTACCCTGCACTCCCCCACGTTGACCGCTCCTGTCCCCCACTTGAGCACGTTGCCCCGCGCGGGTCCCGGCTCGGCGGGCTTGGTGACCCAGAGGATCTGCTCCGAGCTTGGCTTGAGCGGCACGCTGCCCGAGTGCCAGCCGTCCCACGCGATGGCGTCGGGGGTGGCGGGGGATGTGATGGTGGCCGCAGGGTGGTCGTCGCCCGATCCTGTGCCCGCCGTTGACCCGTCATCGTAGCCCTGGCGTTCTACGGAGAACACTGCCTTCTCGCGTGGCGAAGCGTAGCGCGGGTCCGCCTTGGTCCCCACCTTCGCCCTCACCCCCGGCGCGTCGCCAAAGCGCGCCTGCAGGGCGGCGAGGAGGAGGGTGCCGGTGCCGGGATGGCCTGCCGCTGCCTCGTAGTTGTGCGGCCTCAGGTTGCCGCCCGCAATCTGCATCTCAGCACCATGGCTATTGGCACGCTTTACGTCGTATGCTGGTTCCGCACTGTACGCCCCATTCACCGCCGCGCTCGCGGCCTTGCGCACGTCGGCTCGCGTCACCTCGTCTGAGTACCCGGCCCGTAGTGCCCACGCCCGCCGCTTGCACTCTGGGCACTCAACCTTGCGCGCCGCGAAGCCCTTGTGCTTGTGCTCAAACGGGCACTCCGGGAGCATGGTGAGCGGCTGTCGCTTGACCCACGAGAGAAACGCGGCCTTGTCGAAGTCCTTGCCAACGTCCGTGCTCTTGGGGAATCCGCTCCAGTACACCCAGCTTAGTGCCGCGTGCTGAATGTCAAAGCCCACCTCGCGCAGGTCCGTGAGCAGGCCGAGGATGGTGTCTTGCCGTGAGCCTGCGCAGACGAAGCACGAGCCCTCCGGCTTGAGCACGCGGAGGACCTCTGCCCAGATGGCGCGGGCGGGAATCTCCTGATCCCACCCACGGGCCATGAACGCTATCCCGTACGGCGGGTCCGTAGCGCACAAGTCCACCGAGCAGTCCGGCAGCTCGCGCAGCACCTCCAGACAGTCACCCAGCGTCACCCGGTCCAGCCACCCACTCAGGTCTGCGCTCAGAACACCCACCCCCATATCGCCCGCACCCAGACCCACAGTCCGGTGAGCGCAGCGGCAGCGATGACGACCACGGCAGCTAGTGCGATGCCGACAGGGAGCGTCTCGTCGAGCTTGCGGCGCCATGCACTCATCACAGCTTCAACCTCCAGCCGTACCGCACATACCCTAAGACCTCGCGCTGCCCACCGTCCGTCGGCTGCGTGAGCGTGGCGCCGATGCGCAGCCCGTCGTCTGTCTGCCAGCGTTGGAAGCTGATGCTGGCGCCGATGGCCTCTTGCCCACCGACCGTGAGCAGGTCCGCGAAGGCCAGGTGCTCGCCCAACACGGGCAGCCACGTGGGTAGCGCGGCGCCGACAGAGACACAGAGCCCGAGGTCCAGGTCAGAGTTGAGGGCGGTCACGGACCCGCCCTCGATCACCAAGCCCGGCGCCGAAACGTCAGCCGCCCCGGCTGAGGTAGCCAGGGCGGCGAGGAGGGCCAGGAGGATGATGGTGCGCATTACGCACCACCGCCAGCGCCGCCCATGGTCACCATGCGCTTGACCTCCTGGATCTTGGCGTCGGCTTCTGTGCGCGCGGACTCGATCTTGGCATGCAGATCGGCAAGCGGGTCGGGCGCCGGCGCGGAGTAGGATGTGCCGGACCGCGGCGTGATGGTATCCCAGCCAGTCTTCAGCCCGTTCAGCGTCGCCTCGATCATGGCCTCGATGTCATCGGGGTCGGCCTCCGGGAACCACTTGCCGACGAGGGCCCGCGCCGCTGCAAGCTTCTCCGCGCTGGTGATGTTGATCTTCCGTGCGGCCCATTGCTCCACGTACCTGATGGCCTTCTCGCAGGCGGATACAAAGCGCCCTTCTGCGATCTCGCCCGCGGACTCGAGGGCCTTGGTCTCCAGAGCTCGGAGGTAGCCCGCGGCCTTGGCTGCCAGCCACGCCAACACAATGGTCAGCACGGTCCCCAGCAGTCCCAACACGGCTTCCTGTACTTGCTCATTCCAAAGGTCCACAGTTCCAGCCACCCTTCTGCCGGGTCATTGCCCGGCCGGTCTGTCTACAAGTACCGCACGACCACAGCCGCCAGCACAGCCACCGCCCCGACCACGACGGCCAGCCACTTGCGGTCTCGGCTGTCCAGCCGCGCCACCCTCAGTTCCGCGTCAGTCGCAAGCTGCGTGACCGCTACGCCGATGGCCCGCACGTCGGCCTCGATGGCTGACATACGCTCCGCGAGCCGCTCCAAAGCGGCGGCCCGCTTGCCCTCCAGCACGGCCTCCAACTCCGCCACGCGTTGCGACAGCGCCGCCAGCTCCTCGGCGTCCACGATGTGTGCCTCCTCAGTCCATGTACTTGCTGATGACGATACCGATGATGGTGGCGGCGCCGGCGATGATACCGACCCAGACCTTGGAGTCGGCGTCGAGGTGGGCGGCTTGGACGGTGATCTTGATGACAAGGGCCTGGAGCGCCTCGCGGATGGCTCGGATGTCGCTCTCGATGCCATCCACGCGGCGCCTCAACTCCTCAAGCTGCACCTCGTGCCGCTCGCCTTGCGGGCACTTCCCGTCCTCGTGCATGCTGGGTCCCCCTTGCACCGGGGGCGGTGCTATAATCTCTGTCGGGCGCGCGGGTGCGATACTCATCCGTGCTCCTGGTAGCAAGCGGCCCCCGGGGTGTCTACCCGGGGGCCGTCTCCGTGATGCGGACTGCAGGGCGGTGCGTCACACGTCCAGGTGTCTGTGCAGTGGTTCCCCCGGGGGGGCTACCACCTCCCACGCGGTCTGCCCGTCCGTCGCCCGCCAGACTGTCCTATCGGGCTCCTCGCGGCGCACCCAACGCAGCCGGACGTCCGATGTCTCCGCCCCGGCCGTGAGTCCCTTGCGGGTGATGAGCGATTGCCCGCACACCAGCCGATGCCCGTCTGCCTCCAGCGCCACCGCCACCCGCCCAAGCATGGCCGCCGCGGCCACGATCGTCCGCCCGGTGTCCGCTGCGAGGCGCTCCAGGGCCTGCCATGGGCTCAGGTCCTCTGAGCGCAGCGCAGGCTCCGTCATCGCCCATCCGGTCCCGTCGTCGAGCACTGCCAGCCAGCCGTCGAGCGTCACGCTACACCAACTCCACTGCGACCTTGAGTGTGCCCGAGAGGCTGCCCCGCGCGGTCGGCACCACGCTCACCGCGAAGTACAGGTCGTGCGTCGCGGCCGATGCGCTGGTGCCCAGGTCGAGGGCCGCGGCGCTGCCGCCGATGTTGGACCACGAGGCGCCCGCCTGTTTGACGCCGTAGGCGGTGAAGCCCGTGGGCGCGTCGGCCTCGGTCGCCCCGTAGACGAAGGCCTCCGCCGCCGTGACCGCGCCATCGGTCGGGTCGCAGACCACGTGCGCGCGTATGCACTCCGTGGTCAGGATGTTGGCGACGTCCTCGGTGATGCCCCCGTCGATCTGGCAGGTAGCCGCTGCCACGTACGCGATGTTGTGGGCGTGGGCGGTATCGCAGACGTCCGCCCCCGCCGCGGTCTCCACGTGCATGCCGCCGTTGGCTGCGCCGACGAGGATCCGCCCGGCGCTGGTGTTGTCGTGGGCCCCGGACTTCTGCATCCTCAGGACGTCCGTCGCGCCCATCGCGTTCCAGGTTACGCCCGCGCCCTCGTCGGTGTTGAGCTCCAGAGCTACGCTGTCTGCCATCTGCCATCAGTCCTCTCTATGCCGCCGCGGCGGCGTTGACGGTGAGTGTCCCGCAGACGAGGCAGAGCTTGCGGGATGGCAGGTACGCGTGCCCCGCCGGCAGCGTCACCGTCGCCTCGTAGTAGTAGTCCCCCGGACCCAACGTCGCGACGTCGGCCGCGCACACCACCACGTGCACATACCCCGTTGGGGCGTCCTCGACGTAGACCCCGCTCGTGGTCCAGGCCGCCGTCGATGTCTTGGTCAGGAGCGCGGTGCCCCCTTGCTCGTCGCTCACCACGAGCGTCCAGGTCGCGCTTGTGCAGACCAGGTCCACCGCCGGCGGCCCGCTCTCCGTGAGCACCTGCAGGTGTAGCGCGTCCCGGTAGTCGCAGCCGTCCACCACCTCCGCCGGGCGGTCCTCCGGCAGGTCCCGGTCGTCGATGATCACTGTGTCCACTGGCGGTCACTCCTCTCTCATGTCGATGGTGATCCCATGGGCCCCGACGTCGATCCCCAGCACATGCGGCGACGTGTCCAGCGTGATCCCGTGGGCGCCGACGTCTACCATCAGCAGATTGGCGCGGACGTCGACGATGATGGTGTGCCGCTGGACGTCGTCATAGCCGCCGCCCCAGAGGCGCACGGTCCTCGACGCAGTAGCCGGCGCCCCTGCGTAACCCACGACAGGCCGGGCGGTAGTCGGCGCCGTTGCAGCCACCAGCCGCGCCGAGACCTCCGCCGTGGCCTCTTGCATGGCCCACAGTGCGACGGCCCGCGAGACGTCCACCCGCCGCACGTCGTCGTCGGCCCAGAGCACCACGCCCCGGGCGCCGACCAGGCCGATGCCCGCCCAGGCCTGGAGCTCCCGCGCGGTGGCCGTGAGCGTAGCGGCCAGCAATGCCAACTCCCGCTCTGCATCGGGCGTCGTGGCCCCGTAGAGCGCCAATGCCCGCGCTGCGGAGGCGAGCGCCCCGGCTGCGAGCTGCAGTGTGCGTGTGAGCGTCTCCCGCTCCCCGGCCTCGAGGGAGACCGAGCGGGAGACCTGGGCTTGGGCCGCGGCATAGGCGACCAATGCACGGGTGATGCTGCTGCCCGCTCCGGCCGCCAGCGCGAGGTCGCGATCCGCATCGACGCCAGCCCCGCCAGTGAGCAGGAGACTGCGCTCCGCCTGGTCTGCGTCGCCACCGTAGGCCAGCAGGTCCCGCGCGGCGTCCGTGGCCTGACCGGCGACGACCGCGATGTCGCGCCCCGCACTCGGCCCCGTGGCGGCTATCAGCGCCATGTCCGTCGACGCCGATGCAGCCGCCGCGGCGATGACCGCGAGTGCCCGGCTGGCCTGCGGGGCCGTGGCGCCGATGGCAGCCAATGCCCGCTCCGCCTGGGCAGCCGCCGCCGCGTAGCCGACGAGGTCGGTCGTGACCTCCTCGGGCGCCCCGGCCTCGACCAGCACCGTCCGAATCGCGCCCATAATATCAGCGCCAAACGCAGCCACCAGCCGCGAGACCGTGAGCGGCTCTCCCGTGGCGTAGAGCGCCAGGGCCCGCGATGCGGACGCTGCCGCCCCGGCCTCGGCTGCGAGTCCCCGCTCCGTCGTCGGTGCCGTGGCTGCGATGGCCTGCGCCGCCCGTGTCACCGTCTCCGTGTCCTGCGCGTAGAGCGCAAGGCCACGGTCGACGGCGGCGACGGCTGCGGCGTAGGCGGCGAGGTCGCGGGCGACGTCAGCCGATGATCCCGCGTAGGCGACGACGGAGCGGGATGTCGTGAGTGTGGCGGCGGCGTAGAGGACTGTGGCATGCGAGGCACTGACGGTCCTCCCGGCCGCCGCCGTCGCCGTCAGTATCCAGTTCGCCGTCGTCGCAAAGCCGAGAGCCCCGGTGTCCACGGTGGCAGCCGTGGTCGACCAGACGAGGTTCTCGGTGGTCGCGAAGCCGAGGGCGCCGGTGTCTGCCATTACAGGTTCCCCGTCCACGCGATGTCATCGACGTACAGGATGCCGCTGGTGTCGTCGAGGACGTTGATGATGACCTCAAGTTCACCGGCGCAGTCGGTGGTGCCCGTGAAGTTGATGGTTATCTGGGCATACGATCCGGTGACCGTGAACTGACGGTTAGCGTCCAGAGAGCCGCTGCTTGCGGCAACAGCGGTCAGCCCGCAGCGATGGCGACCAAGAGACACCTGCAGGTTGCCGAGAGTCCCGCCGCCCTTGGCGTAGAACGTGAGGCTCGGCGTTTTGCCGGTGTCGCAGAGGGTCTTGATGTAGTAGCGGTAGGGTATGGTCGCGCTGCTCGGGTCGATGGCATGACAGTTGCCAGACCGCGCCTCGGCCGTGTTGGTCTGGTGCATCCCACCCTGCTGGTACTCATAGACCACACCGCTGGCATTGTTGCGCTGCAGCATGATGCAGCGTGCTTGGATGCCGTCGAACGATGTCGGTACGTCGGTGCCCGCGCAGTCGTCGAGTACAATCTCCCCGCGAACGTTGGGGAACGACCCTGAGTTGGCGGCTGCGTTGCCCCCTGGGTCTGCGCCAAACACGCAGGCAGTGCAGTACGTTGCCTGGCTCTGCTGGACGATGCCGCTGCTATCCCATACGTAGCAGCCTACCATCCACAATGGGCCGGCGACGAGCGCGCGCCCCGATGATCCAGCGAGGTAGCAACCATCCATGTAGAGGTCGTTCACGCTCGTCCTGACTGCGCGCAACGCCCCGTTGGTGATGAGCGCACAGCAGTCGACCATACGCCCGTTGGCGACCGTGAAGTAGAAGCCGTCGCACCCGAGGGTGCTGTAGACGATGCACTTGTCCAGCGTAGTGTTGATTCCGGTAGCGTAGAAGCCGTACTCGTTGGCCTCCATCCCGCGGGCCACACATCCTGTGAGTGTAGCTCCGGCGACGACGATACCGACCTCGTCCAAGAACGAGAACTCCACCCACTCACAGGCGGTGATGACGGAGGTTGCCGTGGTGGCAACGATGGATGTGTTGGCGGCGTCGCTGCTGATGATCCGGCAGGAGCGCGTGAGGTTCCAGGCGCAGGCGTTGTCGGGATACGACTTTGCGAATGCGCTACAACTCCAGTTGTTGGAGCCGTTGTCAACTGTGAGCGTGACCACCTCGCAGTTGGTGTCGGTTGACAGCACTAGCACCTCGTCGCCGACGGCCCAGCCGCCCTCGTCGTCAACGGTGAACGCAGTATCGGTAGCCGTGATGGCGCCCGCGGTGAGGGTGCGGAAGCCGGTCTTGCTTCGACCCTTAAGGTTGATGGTGCCTCCGGCTGCGACCGACAGTCCAGCGCCGCCATCTGCCGCCGGGTCGAAGTCCAGGGTATGCAGAGCTGAGGCGCCAGAGGCGTCCATGTTGAGGGTTCCGGCGATACTCAGGACAGTGTTGCCCGTGAAGGCCAGCTTGGCCGTGCTGTTGGCGAGAAACGTGAGTACGCCAGTGGCTGCTACAGTTCCCCCCGCAAGCGCGTTGGCTGTGCCGTTGACGTTGACGCTCACCGTGTGCCCGGCAGCGACCGTGAAGCTGTCTCCCGCGGCGTCCCCTGGACAGCCGGAGTTGTCCCACGTGTCAGCGTTGTTCCAGTCTCCGCTGCCGACAGAGGTGTAGGCGGTCGCCATGGGCTAGATCTCCTCTCCCACGAGGGTACAGAACTCTTCTGCAGCGAGGCGCTCGGCCTCTTCACGCGCCCAGTCTGCATCAAGTCGCGCTTGGGTGGCGGCGATGAACGCGGCGATGGTGGCCGCGTCAGACTCGGCCAGGGTGAGGTCCCGGTATCGGCCCGTGCCATCATTGAGCGCAATGCAGCACCGCAGGCCGGTCCAGGTCACGTTGTCGCAGGTCCAGGTTTCGACGCCTTCGCCTTCTCCTACAGTCCACTCGTGGCCCATCAGGGCGGTCCTCGCTGCCTCCAGCTCACTTGCCGTTGCCATTGCGTGCACCCGCCTCCTTGAGAGCCTTGCGGATAGCCTTGATGATGTTGGCCTTGGCCATGCCGGCCACGATGGACGCGCCGGGCATCGAGAGGCAGACGTGGACCTCATCGCCGACGCGCTTCATGCTGACTATGCGCACCTCACACCACCCCCGCCGCGTGATAGCATGCCCACAGGTCGCCCACCGCAGCAGCCGCGTGTCCTACCGTCGCCACTGGCTCAGCGTCGCCCTCCAGGCACTTGAGCAGGTGGTCCCACATAGCGTTGTGATCGTCCGCCGGCGCCCACGGAAGTACCGACCGGGGGCCAAAGAACCCGACGCTGTTGGGCAGCGGAGGCGTGCCCGCGAAGCAATCGGCCGTCCCCCACCCGAGCTGCAGGCAGAGCTGATGGCCGCCCTCGTAGTCCACCAGCAGCGTCCCCGAGTCGGGCCCGGTTCCGCCCGATAGGGAGCGCACGGACCCCTGCCACCTGGTGGCCTGGCCGAAGAGCACCCGCGCGCAGGTCAGCATGTGGATGCCGCCCTCGCAGAACGCGCCGCCGCCGATGCCCAGCTCGTAGCTCCACGGCTGTGGCCGATAGGGCGTCATGTAGCAGGCGCGCCAGATGGCCGGTGAGCCGCACACGTAGTCCAGCCGCTGCTTGAGCTCGCCAAAGCCGTTGCCGTACGCCTGGCTCTCAGCGACGTACACGCCGGGCTCCGCGGCCAATGCCGCCGCGTGCTCGGGCAGCAGGCACAAGGGCTTCTCGACCACCACCTGCTTGCCCATCCGCACCTGCTCCAGGGCGATCGGGTAGTGCTCCGATGGCACCACCGCCACCACCGCTACGTCATAGGTGGCCGGGTCGACCATGCAGCGGGTCGGTACCGCATGGGCGCCGTACTGGGTCGCCAGTAGCTGTGCCCGCGCGGGGTCGGTGTCGTAGACCTGCACGCTGTAGCCTCTGCGGGTGAGTTGCTCAGCGTGGATGCGCCCTGCGCCGCCCGCCCCGATCACCAAGAACCTCATCGTGTCGCCCTCCAATGGTAGCGGGGTGCGCCGTCCCGCTCTATCTGCATGCTGTGCAGCCGCGCCATACCCAAGAGCCAGACCAGCTCGGGCGGATGGTAGAGGCGCGTGTGCCTGTCCACCAGTTGCGCCGACGCGTGCCATTGGGGCAAGTCCGCCAGCGCCACCGGCGGCAGGTCCTCCTGCCAGACGTCGGGGTCCGGCGTGCTGCCGTAGAACAACCCGCCCGGGCGGAGCGCGTCATGGATGCGCCGGAAGAGCCCGAGCGGATGGCAGTTGAGGTGCTCCAGGACCTCCAGCATGCAGACCGCGTCGTAGGGCCCGCCGAGAGGCTCGGGTGCCTCGATGTCCCTGCGCAGCCAGAGCAGCCCAGGGCGGCGCAGCGTCGGCAGGGGCGTGTGCCAGTCGATGGCCACGACCTCTGCCCCGAGCGCCGCAGCCGCGACCGCCATTGTGCCGTAGCCCGTGCCCAGGTCGAGCACGCGATAGGCCCGCGGCGGGTAGGGCATAGCGTCGGCTGTGGCGTGCATGTGCTTCCGCAGAGCGAGCAGAGCAGGCATCATCCACTCCGCCTGATGCTCCCGCTGGATAGCCCAGTTGCTCTCGCGCCCGGGCGGGATGCCAGCGGCCTCGATGGCGTCGCTGGCCCACTCGATGAGGTTGGCGGACTCCATCAGTCCATGCTCCTCGGCTGCCGGCACTCTGCGAGCATGGTTGTGCTTCCCGGCCGCTGCGTGATGCGCACCGACCCGTACTCCGTCTCCAGCAGGCCCCGGAAGGTCTCCTGCGTGTACATGCAGACCTCGATGTCGGGGACCGGAGCGAGCCAGGACTCGTACTTGGGGACGTCCTGCCAGCGCGGGAAGGCTGGGATCACGTGCGGGTAGCACCGCGAGTCGAGCGCGCTGGTGATGAGCCGGCCGCTGGGGGCCATTGCGCAGTTGATGTTGCGGAGGGCGGCGTCCGGCCGCCACTTGAGGTGAGGTATCACCTGTGTGCAGATGACGAGGTCATACGGTCCGTTGGCCGTGTAGGGCATGGCGTAGCCGTCCACCTCGCCCTGCACGTACCTGATGCCCGTCTGCCGCAGGAGCTCGCCACTGATGTACGTCCCCATCGGCTGCTGGTCGAGGACGGTCACCTTGTGCGCCCGGTCCACCATCCACACTGCCAGCGTCCCCCAGCCGGGCCCGACCTCCAGGACCTTGAGCCCGCTGCCGAGCGGAGCGATCAGGTCGACCACGTCCGGCAGGTAGTCCGCCTCGTAGCTGCGGTAGTTGTCGCGGTAGTACGGGTCCGGCGCCAGTCGCTCCACATAGTCCTGTGCCTGCTGCAGCGTCATCGGTCCATCACCTCGCGGTAGGTATGCCACAGGTCGCAGAACCGGCGGGCCCGTGCGTCCCAGGAGTTGCTGCGCAACCACTTGCTGGCTGCTGCGGCCTTGATGCGCCCGGCGGCGAGTGCGTCCTCTATCTGCGGCGCCAGCGTCCGCGCGCCCTTCTCTGCCAGATGCACCCACTCCCGGCCTGCGAGTGCGGTCATCACGCCCGAGGCCACCACCCGGCAGCCTCCGGCGATGTAGTCGTACAGCTTGATCGGGTCGACCGCGGAGCAGAGCTTGGCGTGCCGGAACGGCACCAGGCCCACATCGCAGTGGGCGACATACTGCATCGCCAGTGGGTACGGCCGCTCCCCCAGGCAGTGCACGTTGGGCAGCTTGAGGAAGCGGCCCTTGTTGTCTCCGACGAGGTTGAAGGCCACGTTGGGCAGCGCCCGCGCCGTCCTCCCCAGCAGCTCCCAGTCGAACCAATCGCCCACGAGGTAGCCCAGGTACAGCGCCGTGCCCTGCTCGCCGACGACGAGGTCGCTTGGCCGCTCGCAAGTCCGCACCGGCTCACTGGGCCCGGCGCTGTAGATCAGCTCCGGGTGGCGGCCATTGTGCGGGTAGGCCTCCAGGGCGGGGGCGCTGCACGTGAGCATATCGGCTTGGTCGAGTAGCTCGCGCTCCACTGGCTCCCGGTAGTAGTGCGCCTCGCCTACCTTGGCGAACGCTCGCCAGTCGTCCATGATGTCGTAGACCACCGTCCAGCCGTGGCCCTGGTACCTCTTCGCGATCTCCCAGTAGGCCTGTAGCCCGCAGTACACCAATCCGGGCTTGTCCTGCCAGAGCAGCGGCTCCAGGCGCTTGAGCGTCTCTGGGTTGACGACCAGCGGCCCGCCCGCCCACTGTGCCCCCGTCTCGCAGGGGTTGCAGTAGATCACCCGCAGACCCCGCTTTGCCCACGCTCTGGCGAGCGCGACCGGCCTTTGCCCGCCACCGCACGACCTCCACATGCAGCCCGACAGGATCAGGATGGTATCGCCCTCGACCCACAGCCCAGGCGTGATGACACTTGGGTCCGGCGGCTGCTGGACGACGAATGACCGACCTCCCGGCGGATGGTGCGCGACCTTGCGCGGCATGATCTACCCTCCGTTTGCGGCTATGCTGAGTACCCGACGTCAATCGGATACACGAGAACTGCGGTGACCGAGCTGGTGGCGTCGAAGCCCTCGACGTCCATGGTGAGTTGGTGGCTGGTAATGCGGTAGATGCTGTCGACCTCGACGCCGACCCCGGAGAGCGCGTCGATGCGGACGAACATGTCTGGCAGCAAGCCCGGCCGGCAGGGACCGTCCCACTTGATGCCGCCCTGGAGGTCGTAGTGCTCGCGGTTGAAGCGGGCCCCGATGTCCCCGGCGTAGCGGGCGTCGTCGTCAGTGATGACCACGGGCCAGTCGTCCCCGATGCCCGCGAGACGGTCGGCCTCCGGCTCCACCCAGTAGTAGGTCTGCCGCTTGTCCTCGCGCCCCCACGTGGCCTTGAGCACGTTGCGATAGGCAGCGCCGTGCTGCGTGGCGTCCAGCTTGTAGAGGATGTCCTCGGGGGTGACGCTGGTCTCGTCGAGGACGAAGGCGATGACCGACGTCCCCGGCTCGTAGTCCGGGCTGCCGGCGTCCACGAACATGACGCCATCCGTGCCCCACCCGACCCGGATGTCGGCGGCGTTCTCGACGGCCTGGATGTGCGCCAGCCACGAGTCCCCGTCTGCAGCCGGCAGGTTCTCGGTCGACGGGATCTCGTGCACGGGGATGAGCTGGCTGGCGACCGCCGCGGCCACAGACACCATGGTCGACGGCTGCCCCATGCGATTGGCGATGGCGTAGGCCCAGTCCGATACCGTCCGCCCCCCGGCCTGCCGCATGTCGATGACGGCCTTGGCCTGCGCTCTGGTGGCCCCGAAGTCCCCGAAGTCCAGCGCGAGGTGATACGGAGGCTCGCCCTCGCCGCCATCCGCCCCGCGCTTGATGCCCCCGGGGGCGATGTAGGCGGTGGCGACAAGCTGCTCTTCCAGGTCGGTGCCCGCCCCGGTCTGCCAGCCCAACGAGACCTCCACCATCCCGTTCTCGCGCCACGTGCTGTGGAGAGCGGCGTCCGCCCCCCAGAAGTCGGCCGACCCCTGCGCGCCCTTCCATCGGTCATTGAGGGTGTATGTGATCGACTTGAGGTCGCTGTGCCCGGTGGTGTCCTCTGGGGTCCCGCCCTGCGGTACCACCGTCGCCGCGTGGTCCTCGGTGGGGCACCAGATGATCGGCCGGATGTTCCAGGGCTCCGCTCCGCTGTAGGCATACGCCCATTGCCGCTGTGTCACCACCTGCGGCGCGTAGATGCTGGCGCCGTAGCCCGCGTAGCCCGTGGTCGACACCAGCCATCCCGTTGCTCGGGAGTAGAGGCTGTCCCAGGTCGCGGTGGTCTCCTGGTCTGCGTGGCCGATCGGCTCGCCCCGGTTGGCTATCGCCGTCCCGTCGACCCCGCCATAGTTGATCCAGGTGCAGTTTACGGTCTGGATGGCGCCGGCCACGTTGATGCTGATGCTGGGCTTGTCGTTGGCCGCGTCGCCCGTGGTCAGCCGGAGCTTGTCGCTGGAGTAGACCCACCAGTCGCCCATGCTGTCCCCGATGTGCCGGATGAGGATGTGGCTGGCGATGAACGTCCGCGTCCCGTCGTCCTCCGCCCACAGCGTCCCGTCGTCGTCCAGCCAGACCTCCTCGTACTCGAGGAGCCATCCCTCCTCGATCACCTTGTTGCTGGCGCTGGGACCTTTCGGCCCCTGGCTGAGGATCCTGCCGGCCGAGAAGACATCCCAGTAGACCCCGACTGGCGCCTCGGCCAGCGTCGCATGGCAGAGCATGCAGGAGTCGTAGCGGTTGGCCGCCGCACTGTCAGCGTCGCCCTGCAGCGGTAGGTACAGAGCCACGCGCCCCTCGGTCCACGCGCCGCCGACCGTGTCGCGCGAGAGGGCCTGCACTCCGACCGTGACCTGTGGCACCCACTGCTGCCCCGGGGGAGGGGTCTGGCGCTTGAGCCAGATGCAGACGCGGGGCATGTAGTCGTCCGCCGCCGCCGTGGCCTGGAGGCTGCCGACCACCGTGGCCGCCGGGTCTGTCCAGAGGTAGGGGCTGCCGTCGTAGAACTGCAGCCACGTGACCGGAGGGTTGCCAGCCACCGTGATCTCCCGCCACCGGGTGTTCATCGACACGTCCCAGTCGCCCAGGTCCATCGCGACCGGGCGATACCATCCCGAGGGGCCGAAGGCCTTCAGCGGCTCCACCCACTCGATGCCTCTAAGCCACCAGTCCTTCGACGGCCGCCAGTCGCGGCTGAGCCCAAACACAGTGGTAAAGCCGTCGTACTCTGGGTGGTAGTACGTGAGCTTCCCCTGTGGGTGGATGAGACTCATGGTGAGCAGAACCCAAACAGCCGACCCCATTGGGCCGGCCGCTCTCCTGTGTGGTTGGTGGTCCGGTAGGTCTACAGCGCCGCGAAGCCCGTCCCGAAATCACGGCAACGGTAGAGCGCCACTTGCCCGCTGCCCTCGACGGCGGCCATGATACTCCCGTCCGACTGGCGCACGCAGCAGGTACGCATGCCCGCGACCGAGCCGATGATGGTCAGCTCGTCGACCCCCGGCGTCAGGTCATCCCTGGTCAGCAGGCCATCACTCGCCATGCGCAAGACCGCCGCGTCGGTCGCGTCCACTCCGCAGAGCATGACCTCCCCGGTCTCGCGCCATGCGATGGTCCCCAGCGTCAGCCCGTCCCCTAGGTCTGTCGCCACGAGTGCCCACGTCTCCCCTCTGTTACGGCTCCGGTAGATCACCGTATCGCTGCCGAGTGTCGCCGCCACCAGCAGGTCGCCGCCGGCTACTGCGATGCTCGGGCGGGAGTGCCCCGCTGCGGTCGTCGGCTGCGTCACCTCGTGGCGCGCGGCGTCTGCCCCGGCGCCGATCCAGTACACGTGCAGGGCTCCCTGCCCGACCGCTACCAGCCACGTGAGCCCGCTTTCGTCGAGGTCGAGGAAGCCCTCCCAGTTGAAGGCCGCCACGACGTCCACACCGTCCAGCGTGTACGAGCGGTTGACCACCGTGCGCGTGGCGCCATCCGTACCCACCCGATACTCCCAGTCCTTCTCCCGTACGGGTAGGGACTTCCAGCTCCCATGCTGGTCGGTGTCTGGTGTCTCCAGTAGGGCCCAGGCGCCGCCGTCCTCGGAGCCATAGAACTCGACGGCGTCGGCTTCATCGCGGACCCGCGTGGTCACGCCAAGCACGGTCTGGCGCTTGAGCCCGTGCACGATCCCCCGGGGGTGCTTGTGGAACTTGATCTCGTAGGGCACGCCCGCGGCGAGCGCCCAGGAGCCGACCGCCAGCGCGACCCCCGCGTCCGTCCAGTCCATCGACTCGTCGCTCTGCCGCAGGTCCCACCAGTAGAAGCTGCCGTCGACCTGGTCATCGTCGGCGTCCTGGTTCTCGGCTGCCTCCTGCGGTGGAGGCGTCGGGTAGGTGATCGAGAATCCCTCTTGCCAGCTCACCTCCGCATACCAGCGGGCGAGGCTCTTGGCATAGTCCAGCCGGCTCGCGGGACCGGTGTACAGCGGGTTGTGCTGGCTGCGCTGGATGTAGAGCAGCCCCTTCTCCTGCCCCGTCCTGCCGAACGGGCTGTCGTAGCCAGCGTCCACCTGCAGGCATGGCAACCCGTCCACCGTGCCCCCGAAGCCGAACCAGTTCTCCGGTGCGTGGACCGCCTGCTCGTCATCGTCCTTCCAGGCCGGGTCGATCCATGACCACGAGGGCTTGTAGCGGACGAAGAGGTGCTCCGCCGGGGCAGCCCGCCCGGTCTCTCCCGTATCCTCGACTAGCTGCAGCTCCACGAGCTCCCAGTCCTCGTCGGTCTCGCCCTCGTTGTCTAGGAGCGTGAGCGCGACGGCCGACACCACCTGGATGCGGTAGGCCTCCGCGGGGATTGCGCCCTCTAGGTTGCAGGCCAGGTCGAGCAGGTACACGTGATCCCCGGCCACGACAGGCACGCCCCACGTGAGCCGGAATGACGCGCGGGTGTAGTCCCAGCCGCCGAACAAGTCCGCATCATCCCCGAAGCGATACGCAAACCCCGTGTAGCACGGGTCGGAGACGGAGGGCACGGAGTAGTCTACCGCTACCTGGATGGTGCCGTTGCGCGGGGCATCCAGCCGCAGGGACACGTACGAGTAGTTCGCCCAGTTGTAGACATCCTCCAGCAGCATGCTGCCGATGCCGTACTCTGTCGACTGCACGAGGCCGACCGATGGCGCCGGGCTGGACCCGTCCTGGACGACCCACGTCCCGGTGAGCGTCGGGCACGTGTAGTACACAGCCCCGCCCTCGATGATCTCCCACTGCGCCAGCGCCCGGTTGTAGCGGATGTAGACCGGGCCGGTCCCGTACTGCTGCTGCCCGCCTGCCGACCCGTTCTCCGCGTAGTCGTCGTTGACCCCGCTGGTGCCGGCGCCGGTCACGCTCACGGTCGGCTCGATCCACCAGTCCGAGTCGTCCAGCGTCTCGCCGATGGCGATGTTCGCCTTCAGCATGATCGGCCAGTCCGCGCTGTGCTCGGCCTCGGGATCGTTCTTCTTCTCCTGCAGGCGCTCCATGCGGAGCCAGTAGCGCGTCCGCCAGCTACGCGAAACGGCCGGAGCGAGTGCCCCGGCCGTAACTGTCCACTTGTCGTTATCGGTGGGGTCGATGTCGACCCCCACTCCACCTAACCACCAGCTTGCCCGCCTCACCTGGCCCTCGGTGTCGTTGAGGTCCAGGCTCGCCACGTGAGTGAGGTCAATCCCCGGCGTCCACCATGGGGAGGCGATGCAGTCCGTCGCTGTCAGCGGCAGTAGCAGCAGAGGCGCCAGCCGGTCATTGTAGGCAACGGCGTCGCCCCCCGTAACTGCGTTGCCAACGTCCTCCCCCTGCGCGTCGCGCCAGTCCTCCGTGACCGTGACGGTGACTGCCCCCGTGGCGATGAGGCTGTACTCGTGCTCATACTCGTAGTTGCTCGGGAACTCGGCTGCCGTGTACGTGTCGGTGAACGGAAGAGCGCTACTGACCCAGGCCCCGCCCACGTAGTCCCACTGAAGGAACGGACCCGCGTACTCGATGCGGGGGCTATACGCGGGCCCGTCATTGTCGAACATGTCGTCGATGGCGGTGAGTGTAACCTCGCGCATGGCCGACCACTTGAGCGTTCCGGTGTAGCTTTGGCCTGGCCACCAGCTCAACGCGGTCAGTCTCTGCAATGCCATGCCGCTATCGTCCACGATTGCAAGGGCGTCATTGGTGGTCCAGATGCGCGACCACGGGCTGATATCGGCGGACGGGATACCCGAGGCGTCGCCCGGATTGTAGACCGGCAACGCCCCGAGGTCGACCGCTGTGGTGCCCCACTTGATGCCGCTGATGCGGCCATAGGTTGTGTTCGCGGCCGGAAAGTACGTACTGGTAATGCTCGCGACCAGGAGGTAACTACTCCCGATCTCGACCTCATCTCCGGGTGTGTATCCGATGCTGCCGGCCGCACTTAGGGCGATGTCGCCAGTCACCGTAGCGGTCACGGTACTAGTGTCGTCCGCGTACCACAGGTCTGTCGCATCTAGGTCGCTGAAGTCCATGATCTGTCTGTCATCTGGGGGCGATGCAACACGAGACCGCTTGAGGTACACCCCCTGCACGGACAGCGCGACGCCGACAGACAGGTTCTCTACCACCACCGCGCCGGATGGCACGGTGTTGATCATTGGGGTCGTGACACCACAATGCACGTAGATGTCTGCGCTGTCTGAATCATCCGGTGCGCTGGCTGTCACCACGTATCTCCAATAGGCCTCGTTCCGCTCCTCGGACACCACATCCCCCGCATACGTGGCCTCCCCGTCCCACGACACAGAGACCGAAGCCCCCAGCGATGATAGCGTTACCGTCGTCGTCACAGGGGACGGCGGCGGCGGCTCGCTCTGGGGCTCGTTGTTGACCTCCAGCGTCCCGTTCCATATCTCCCCCATCGTCACGCCGGTCTTCGCTGCCATCAGGGCCGCCTTCGGTGGCTGAAACTTGCGCGTGAACGTCACCGGCTTGGGCTTCTTGGCCTTGCCATCTGCCGCCTGCTTGGCTGCGACCTCTCGCGTGGGCTTGGTCGCGGCGAGAAACCGCTCCTGCTCGGCGGGCGTCATTGACGGGCGGCCACCACCGGCAACCGTCAGCGCCTGCGACCACAGCCAGGCACAGCCTGCGACGAGGACCAGAGCCAGCAACACGCCACCAGCGAGACGTATCATCATGCACCTCCTGCCTACATTGTAGCCCAGGAGGCACGCTCTGTGTGATGCTAGTATGTGCTGCGCCCGGGCGTCTTTGCCCCCGTGGCCCTGGTGATCTGGACGACCACCCCGCGGGCCGGGTCTTGCTGCAGCTCCCTGGCCACGAGGCCGGGCTCGAGGCCGATGACTACGCGGGCCGCCCCGCCACCCATGCCGCCCCCGGCTGCCATGCCCTGCCCACCGTGGAGCGCGACGGGCTGCTGCCCATACATCGGCGCCGCCATGCTCGGGCCGCCTGCTGGGAGCGCAGGCAATGCGATGCGCGGCCCATGGGTCCGGGCGAGTGTCTGGTAGCTGCGCATCGGCGCCGCTGTCCCGGCCACGGATGCAAAGGCAGCCATGGCGCCCTGGACGTCGCTGGTGGTCGTGCTACCCGCGATGCCCATGCCGATGCTCGTAGCCGCCCGGCGGTCCCGGTCTGCCCTGGACATTGCCCCGACCACTCCGCCCGGTGCCTGCTTGCCGGAGTCCTCCAATGCCATCCATGCCCGGCCGAGCTTCTCGGCGGCGTCAGTCAGCTTCTCGGAGATCTGCGCGTACGTCCTTGCCCGCTGGGCTTCGGCCTCAAGCCGCTTCTGCTCGGCATTGTTGATGGCCTCGGTGGCGGCGGCCTTGGCATTGGCGAGGGCTTCCTCCGCGTCCACCACCCGGCGCGCACTCTCGATGCTCGCCTTCCTCGTAGCCTCCTGCGCGTCGGCGAGGCTCTTGCGGGCGTCCGCCATGGCGTCGGCGGTCCCCGCATCGTGCTCCGAGAGCTTGCCCGTCAGGTCGCCCTCGACGTCCCCGACCTTGCGCTGTTCCTCGGCTCGTGCCTCGGTGATCTGCCGCTGGACCTTGGCGATGTCCGCGAGGAGCTTCTGCCGCGCCCTGAGCTTGTCGGCCTCGGCGTCCGAGAGTAGGACGTCCCGGCCATTGATGCGGAAGACATTGCTCTGCCCGCCGGTCTGCTCCCTGAGCTTGCCATGCAGCTCGCCCAGCCGCTCGACGAGGCTCGCGACCTTCTGCTCCGTCGAGTCGTGGATGTCTGCTATCCGGTCGGCCGCGTCCTGCTCGATGTCCACGCGGGCCTTCGCCGCCTTGTCCTCCACGTCGCGCAGGTGGTCCGCCGCCTCGGCCTCCCGCTCTCGCGCGTCGTCCACCCGCTCCGTTGCGTCTGCTACGGCGTCCGCGAGGTCCTCCTGGGCATCCCCAATGCGGTCGGCTGCATCCTGCACGGCGTCAACCACGGCCGCCTGCGCCTCGACGACGCGCTTGTTGGCCTCGGTCATGGTCTCGGATGCGGCCTTGGTAGCGTCGCGCATGGCGTCCGTGGAGTCCGCGTACACGTCGGCGGCCTTGACCGCGTCGGCAATGGCCTTGGTCTGCGCCTTCGTCAGTTGCTCGCTCTTGGACTGGGCGTCGGTGAGCTGGGAGAGTGACTGCGCCACGCGGTCCGCCTCGGCGGCGTAGATGTCCGCCTCGCGCTTCACGTCCTGGAGCTGCTGGCGCTGTCTGTTGCCCTTGTCGAGCGCCGCTCCGATGCTGGATGGCGTGATAGCCTGTGGTCGCGGGTCCCGCCAGAGTGGCTTGCGCGTGAGCTCTTCGCGCTCGATGGCAAGCTGCCCGAGGTGGGCGGCGATGGCCTCGGCTTCGGCACGGAGGTACTCAACAGACCCACGCTGCAGGCCCTGCATGCGCTGGCGTGCCGTTTCCTCCTGCTCCTGCAGCTTGCGCAGGGAGCGCTCTACCATGGCCTCGTGCTCGCGTTCCTGCTGAGGCAGTGACTCCGGGTCACCGGGGAGCCCCGACCCATTGCCGCCCCCGCCGCGGGCGGCATTGTCCGCCTCGCGCGCGGCCTCCGCCGCCTCGCGCAGGTCCGCCGTCCACTTCTGGAGGTCCTCGGAGGCCTTGCCGGCGGCGATGTCGGCGAGTCCCCGATTGAAGGCCTCGGTCGCTGCCCGTGCCGCTTCCGCCTCGCGCCCATACTCCATGATGCCGATGGCCAGGGCGCCGATGCCAATGGCAGCCGAGGTGGTCGTCAGGCCCACGGAGCCCAGCAGGGAGTCGAGCTTGGAGACCTTGGGCAGGGTGCTGCCCATGGCACTTGAGACGTCTTCGGCCGCTTCGGCCGCCTCCTTGGCCTTGCCCGTGAACAGGTCCCACGCGGAACGCCCGAGGCTGCCCATGCTCACGATGCCGGTGGCGATGCTGCCCAGGTTCTGCAGCATGAGGCCCGTGCCCGTGGTCACGAGAGCCGCCCCCGCCGCCCACTTCACGAACTCCTCGCCAGCTGGCGTGGCGATGAAGTCGGAGACACTCTCCAGCGTCTCCTTCATCACCGGAGCCAGCTCCTCAAGCACGGGCACAAGGGCCTGCCCGGCGCCCACGGCGATCTCCGTGAGCTCTGCCTTCAGACCGCGAAGCTGGTTCTCAAGGCTACCGCTGGTGCGGGCCGCGTCGCCCTGGGCGTCGCCTGTCGCCCGCATGATGATGGCCAGGCGAGCCTGTGCCTTCTCAGCCTCCGTCGCCGCCTCCGAGCCGCCCTTGATGCCGCGGTTGAAGAGCTCCTGGTCGAGGGCCGCGTCCGAGAGGAAGACGCCGTACTTGCGCATCGCCTCGCTCTCGCCCGCGAATGCGCTCTGCAGGTCCCGGATGACGTCGGGCTCCTGGGCATTCCAAAAGCTGCCGAGGTCCACGGCGAGCTGCGAGACGGTCTCCGACATCTGCGCGGCGGGCCCCCGGTCGAAGCCCATGGGTACGAAGAGCCCCTGGAACGATGCGGCATACTTCTGCAGATCTGCCGCGCTGCGGTTGGTGGCCTCGGCGGTCGCGTCCGCCCACGACCGCACCCCGGCCGCCTGGCCCTTAAAGACCTGGTCGAACATGCTGGACATCTCGACGAAGTCAGACCCGGCCTTGACCGCCATCGCGCCCAGGCCGAGGATGGCCCCTCCCGCTACCATCATGCCGCGGCCGGCGCTCTCGGAGACCTTGATGGTCTGCTCCCAGCGGCTGCGGAACTCCTCGCTGGCCGATGCCGCCTTGCGGAGGGACGCCTCCAGCCCGTGGAGCTTTGCAGCCGCGGCCTCGACGGGCCCGGAGGCCTTGTCCAGGGCGGAGATGGTTACCTCGACGGACATGCCTCTGGACATACTGGCCTCCGATCTACTCAGGATTGCGGGCCTTGTCGATGGCGGCGAGCTCGTCGAGGATCTTGCAGACCTGGATCAGGCTCAGGCTCATCACGTAGTCGACGGACCACCCGAACCGCTCGCAGAGCGTGACGACCGCCCGCGACCAGTCTGCGGCTTTGGCGGCTCCGCCTCCTCTGCGGGATCCTCCACGTCCTCCTGAGGAGGGAGCACTGCCCCCACCACCTCGCCCATGCGCGCGATGCCGCGGGCGTTGGCCGGGAAGAGCGCGTCGACGTCGGCGGCGGCGGCCTTGGGGTTGTGGTGCTGGAGGCTGCGGAGGCAGAGGAAGTGCCATCCGGTCACGCGCTGCGAGGGGTCGCCGAGGAGCCCAACGGGGCCGACCTCGCGTTCGAAGGCGCCGAGGTCGCTCATCTGAATCTGCCCGAAGAGCACCTCCTGCCCGGACCTCGTCTTCGCCCGCAGGGGCTCTCCGGCGATCTGCTCCAGCTCGGTCAGCGGGGTGTACGTCACAGTCGGCTCAGTCGGTGGCTGATGTCTCATGTCACCCTCCAAGTGACGACGGCCGCCCCCGGGGGAGGGAGCGGCCGCCATTGGTTGCCCAGTTGCCCTACTGCTATCGGTCTACGCCCACGCCCAGGTCAAGCTGCCTCCCTGCGGGTCACCATTGAAGCTGTACTTCCACGGCGCCGCCGAGTTCGCGTCCACGAGCCCGAAGTCCTGGTTACTCGGCTGGAGGTTGATGAGCGTCCCGGTCATGGTGTCGGTGCCATTGGTGCCGGTCAGGACGGCGCCGATGTTGCTCGGGAGGATGTCCTCGAGGAAGTCCAGCGTCGTCATCGGGATGGGCTCGTTGCTGGTGATCTCGAAGGTGAGGGCCTCCACTCCATAGCGGTACGTGTTGGACTGGCGTTTGACTCCGGCGACCTTGCCATTCGCCGAGCTGGTGAAGCTGGTGTTGTTGTTGATCGAGAGCCCAGCGTCGGTGACGCCGTACTCAGCGCCCTCGACCGTGATGACAAACTCGTAGTCCTCCAGGTCGAGGTTGGCTTCCGGGTCCATGGCGTCCCCGGCTGCGGATGCGACGACGATGCCGCCCCACGTGATGGTGGCGCGCAATGCCTCGCCCTGCGAGTAGTCCAGCCGGCAGTCTGTGACCTTGGCCGCGTCCCACTGCAGGCCCCAGTCGTCGGCGCCACCGGCGAGGTACACGGGGGTGAGTGCGCCCCGCGGGTAGCTGGCCCGCAGAGCCGCCGCCACGAGGGCCTGGTTGCTGGCTGTGACGTAGAACGAGGCATTGCCGGTGGCCTTGATGATCCCGCCCCGGCGGATGGTATTGCCGCCCAGGCCGGTGCGGATACGGGCGTCGGGGTTGACGGGGAGCGCTCCACCTGTCACGACACCCATGGTGCCGTTAGCGGAGACCGTGCCCCAGTGCAGCCACTGGAAGAGGCCAGTGATGGGTTCCTGTGCCATCTCGTCTCACCGTCCTTTCGCTTACAGCTTGAGCCGCCGGTCGGCAGCGGGATAGAACGAGATGGCGTCAGACGCGTCGCCGCTTGTGCCGCTGGCCGCGGTCACCCCGCGGTAGAGCGGGTACACGAACGCGTCGGTGGTGTACGTGTGCAGGAGGTTGCTCAGCACAGTGATGCTCGTGTTGGTGCTGATGCTGTCGATGGTCGCGATCTCCTGCTCCAGCCAGACCTCGTTGGGAGCGGCCCCAGACCACTGGGTGATCAACACCTGCTGCGCGGCCTTGAATTGGGCCGTGGCCGCGACCGGCACGACCTTCTGCCCGCTAGCAGCGCCGCCGCTGAGGGCCTGAGCGCCGAACACGTACACGTCTCCGACCGCGCCGCCGGAGCCGGTCCCGGCCACGACCTGCGCAACGCTCTTGGTCGTCGCGTCCTGGAGCTTGAGCGTCGCGGTGACAGTCCAGTCGGTAGCGCCCTTGACGGTCACCCGCCCGAGGATCGGGCTTGCGCTGTAGGCGGCTGCGATATCGGCGGCGGAGGCGATGGCGCCCCCGCGGACCAGCGAGCCGAGGAGGGTCCCCGGTGCGCCGGCCCCGGCGTCGGCGTCACCCGCGATGTTGGCTACGCTGAGCGCAGCGCGGGCCGCCTCGGTCCAGATGGCAGAGAACTTGGCGTCCACCCGCCAGCGCTTGGCGGTCAGGTACGCGTCGAGCCCGGACAGCGCGAGGTCGGTGGTGCAGTAGGTCTGGATGTCCCCGAGCACCGCCCGGAGGTCCGTGAGCTGGCCCAGCTTCATCGCCGCGATGGCGGTGTCGAGGGCCGAGCAGTTGGTGCCCTTCACGCGGTTTTCGAAGGTCTCGTCTCCGGCGGCGTCCACGCGGGCCCAGAACGCGGTGCCGCCCACGGCGGCGGTCCGGCAGACACCCTTTTGGTATGCGAGCCGGTCGGCGATACCCTGGATGGTGGTCTCAACAGTCGTCAGTGCCACGGGGCGTTACCCCCCTCTGAGTGTCTGGTATCGCAGGTCCACCGGGATCAGCCGGAAGACCTGCGTGGAGTTCTCGAACAGGCAGCCGATGAACACGGGGGCCGCCACGAAGTGGACCACCCGGCAGCTTGCGATGGAGCGGTTGGCGTGGATGCACAGCCCGAACTCGTCGAGCAGCGCAAGGAGGTTGGTGTCCGCGGTCTCCGGGTCGTCCTCGTCATCCGGGACCGCCAGGAGCACCTCGAAGCCGGGGTTGTGGAACCAGTTGTTGCCCGAACCGGCCGAGCGCTCCCCGCCCTCCAGGCCGGTGAAGCTGACGATCACCAGAGCGTCCTCGGTGCCGTCCAGGCGCACGGACTGCACGGGCCCCACCCGGAATATCGCGGACTTGAGGGGCTCCACAGTCCACGCGCGCATGGCCGCCATCAGCGCAGCCCTGAACGTCGCCGGCTTCACGTAGCTCAATGGGTCCTCCCGAACACTTGGCGAATGGCTAACTCGAACTCGGCGGCGATGGCCGCCTCCTCTTGCGTCAGAGCGTCGGCCAGGTACGGGTGGGGCGGGATGACCACAAAGGCCTTGAGCACGTACTGGAGCACGCCTTGCTCGTCGACCAGGAAGGCCTTCCCGTTCATGCGCTGGATGTGCAGTCCCTCGTGGGTCGAGGCGTTGCCCTTGAGCGTGCCGATGGGGATGGCGAGGGCCTTGGCATGTACGGGCCTGATGGTCCCGCCCTCGTGCTGGATTCGACCGTAGATGATATGGGGCCCGATGTCGGCGCTGAGCTTGCTCTCGTTGGCGTGGACCATGATGCTCTTGCTGAGCACGCCGGTAGAGTTGGCAAACATGGTCTGTGTGTTGAGCTTGGCTTGTCGCTGGACGATGTGAGCGCTGCGCGTCACGGCTCCCATCAGGGTCCGCCGGTCCTTCATGCGCAGGACGGCCCGGTCGGCTATGGGGATGGCGTCCCCCATCCACGTGAGCGTCATCATCTGGTGGGGCTCCGTTGGTTGAGGTCGAGGCGGACTTGGGTATGCGGCTCCGGCATGCCCTCGACGCGTTGCTTGCCCAGCACCGTGTACGTGGTCTGCTCGGTCACCGGCAGCCACGACCAGACGGCGCCCTCCTGCCGGACATGCGTCTCCACTATCCGGCAGCCGATCACGAGGTCGTCCTGGTCGTCGCAGAACGCCTCGTGCGTGGCCGGGCTTGAGTAGCCCTGGGAGCGCCGCTGCCGCTGGTCTGCATTGAGCTGCAGCACGAGGGCCGGGATGCCCGAGGCCACCGGGTCCCAGCTTGGGAAGTCTGCGTCCCCCGTGCGCTCGACGTCGATGCGCAGGAGGCGCGTGGCGCTCCGGGTGTAGAGCGTGGCGAGCGTGCTGCCGACCGTGGCCTGTCTCACTGGCGCACCTCGTCTTCGCGCTCAAGCAGGACGTTGTCCGTGTACGACCAGCGCTCCCAGCTCGGCGACGTCTGCGCCTCCAGACAGGCCCCGTCGTCCTCCTCGTCGGCCTGGGCGCGGTAGACTACGGCCTGGGCGCGCAGCTCCGATGCGATCTTAGTGAGGTCCTCGTCGACGTCGCCGCGCCCGACCTTGACCGCCAGCTTGGCATGGTTGGTCGACATGATGTCCAGGAGCTGCGCCGCCGTGCGCTTGACGCTGTTGCTGCATGTGGCGTAGACCGCCGAGACCTCGGCGTCGGTGAACGCGTGGTTCTCGGCGTCGGTGTCGGCGATCAGCAGCCGCACCATGCCCGCGTCGGTTGTCGGGTCGTACGTGAACAGGACGGGCATGCTCGGCTCCTCTCAGAGTGGAAGGGCGTGGGGCGCCCCGTGCTACGGCACTATGGCTGCGATTGGAGCGCCCCACTGGGGCTGGTGGAGGGTGACCAGCCAAACCTACTCGGCCTCGGCCTCGCCGGTTGACTTGTAGCCGCCGCGCCAGTCGGCCTCGTCGACGCCGAATGTGAACCGGAGCTTGAACTCGATCTCATCCGAGAGGAAGTCACCGTCGAACGGGTCTACGCCTCCGCCGCCCATCAGCGGCCGGGCGTCGCCCTCGCGCACGTACACGCCGGGCGTCTCGTAGCCGCGGAGGAACCCGTACCGCAACGCGGGACGGAACCGCGGATCCGCGAACAGGTACCAGGCGGTGGTAGCGTTGGCGTCGCTGACGGCCTCGAGGAACGGGTCTACAATGACGTTCACCGAGCGGAACACCGGGTTGTTTGCGGGTAGTGCGGCGGCAGTACCGGTGGTGACCACGGTGCTCTCCACGAGCGGGCGGGCCGTGTACTCAAGCGAGTCAGGCACCACCAGGTACAGGGGCCCGGTGTAGACGGAGACGTTGCCGGCCGGGTCGGCGAAGTGCCGGATGGCGCTGATGGCAGTGGCGAGGTTGGTCCCGTCGAGCTGGCTGCCTGCGCCACTCATGTAGTTGCCATGGGCGCCCGTGAAGAGCGTGGCGGAGTTGCAATACTTGTCGGTGAACAGGTACTGCTGCGTGTACCTGGCCGACAGGCCGAAGGACTGCGGATAGTCCATCAGGATGCCCAGGTCGCGGTTGTCGCTCAGCCACGCCTCCCACGTGAGGGACCAACTGCAGCCATACTTGTAGGTGTGGGCCTCGAACGATGCGTCGCTGGGGTCGATGGACAGGTACTCTCCGCCCTCGTTGACCTGCGGCACCAGGCGCGCGGCATTGAGCTGGTAGTCCACCCCGTGACCGGACCCGGCGCGGGCGAGCGTGGTAGTGTCGCGGCGCTTGCCGAGTGCCGGGTAGGTGATCGGCACAGTCTCATCGAGGTACGAGACCGTCGTGCCGCGGTCGATCAAATCGGCCATGAACGTGAAGTCGGAGGTCGACATCACCTCCTGTACGCGCCCGGACCGAAACGCCGCTTCGCGGGCACGCTTGGCGAGAGCCCCGATGCGGATGAACCTGTCACCGGGAGCGTCCTCGACCTGGGGGACCATTGCTATCGCAGGGAGACCCATGGGGTCACCTCACTCTCTGTGTGTTGGGGTGCGTCTCTACGCGGCGGCGGCAGCGGCCATGGCGAGCGCGTCTGCCCACGGGATCGGGACGATCTGCACGCCGATGACAGCGGTCAGGCCCGATCCCACAGCTTCCAGCGCGCGGCCGATGCAGATGCCGTTGACATAGTCGCGGTTGATGGACGCGGCAACCGGGTCGTAGTAGAGCCAGTCGCCAATCGTGATGGCGACGCTGGAGCCGCCGGTGTCCTTGCCATCCACGCTCAGCTCGTAGCAGCCCATGGTGTCCAGCGTCAGGAGGTCGGTGTCGGGGTCGTAGTCGGCCACCGCAATGCCGACGAGCTGTCCGGCCACGACGAGGTTCCCGCTCAGGGCAGTGATGAGCGTCGCGTCAGTCGTCGAGATGGTCACGTGCGTCCCCGCCTCGTGGGGACCGTAGCTCTTCTTGGCGTTCACGTCTACGTAGTTTGCGCCCGCCATGGTCTCACCTCAGAACTGCGAAAGCCCGCCGATGATTGGCGGGCCGGAGTGTTTGCTCGGTGGTCCTTCGCGGCGTTTGCGACTAGCGCGGCAGCTCCTGCATGGCCTTGAGCATGGCCTCGTTGACACCCAGCGAGCGGGCCTGCGCAGCAAAGGCCTCGTCGTACGCGGCCGTCGCCTCTTGCGTCCGCCCCGTGTCCGTGGGGCCGGAGCCGCGGATGCCGGTCCGCACGCCCGATGCCTGGAGCAGCTCCAGCGCGTAGTTGCGCTCCCGGTCGCAGGCCTCCTGCACGCGGGTCGAGAGCTGGTCGGGGGCGATGATCTGTCCGGAGAAGCCCTCGATCACACGGGCCTGGCAGACGGGGCTGAGGTCGTCGCGGGCGTTGACCTGCGTGGTCACCAGGGCGAGCGTGGTAGCCGCGGCCTGGGCGTCCTGCAGGGCCTTGAGCTGGTCCGCCTGCTCCTGGATCCTCCGGGTCTGCTCGGCGGTCTGGGCGGTCACGGCCTCGGCAATGCGCTGGTCCATCAGCTTTGCGTCCTCGGGCTTCGCGGCTTCTGCGGCCTCGGCGATACGCTTCTCTTCATCGGCCTTCGCGGCGGCGGCCTGGGCGTCAGCGAGCTTCGCGGCGACGGCGTCGGCGATCGGTCCCACAACGGCCTTCGCGACGGGTTCGGAGACGGTCTCGGCAACGCGCTTGACAAGGTCTTCCATCTGCTCGGGCGTCAGGTCCATGGTCTCAATCTCCTCTTGGGCTGTGGTCTCCAGGACCCGCCCGCTTGCATTGCCCTCGGGTACGAGGTCTACGCTGTGGCACTTGACGATGGCCTCGACAACGTGCACGTCCTCGCCGTTGACGCGGCCTTTGCTCACGCGGATGTTGGAGTCGTGGGACAGGCCCACGGAGGCCTTTGCAACCGGGTCATCCAGGATGGTCCTGGCCTCGGGCAGGTGCACGTGCATGACTGCCTGGAGGTTGCCCTCCTGGCAGCGCACGGAGCCGGTCTTCAGCGTCCCGGCCCAGTCCCGCAGGTCCCTGTGCGGCGTGGCCTTCGGCGACCCGGGGGTGACGTGGTTGAGGTAGACCTTGGCGCCGTCGAAGACACCGGCAGAAGCCGCGGCCTCCTGCGTGCGCTTCGGATAGTGGCGCCGCGGGCTGCCCGTCTTGGTCGTCCCGTGGGCGAGGAACTCCACGCGGTAGTCGCCATCTCCCAGGGACTCGACAGCTCCGACCGGGAAAGTCTCCTGGACGCGCTGCTCGCGCTCGTAGGGCTTCATCGTCATGGGTTCGCCTCCAGGACTGTGCTGGCCAGCAGCTTGATGATCTCCGCCACGTAGTCTTTGACCGGCTGCCCGGTCCAGGGCACCGCGGGGATGCCGCGCGGGTCCTTGATGACCGGAAGCTCGTCGCAGTAGCAGTTGATGATGTTGCCGGGCGAGCCGGCCGGGTCCGCCGGGTGCATCAGGCGCTCCCCGCCGATGCGGAAGGGCTGGTCGATGGCCTGCGTCTGCCCGTTGGCTGAGAGGTGCATGCTTCTCGGGTTGGGCCCGTTGGCCATCCACTGGTGCCCGTCCACTCCGTTGTAGAGCATGGCCTCGTGGTTGGTGACCCCGTAGGCTATCGCGGTCTCGGTGCGGGCGATGGTGAGCGCCCTGTCCTTGTACGTGGTGGGGAAGAGCTTCTCGATCTCCAGCTCCAACTGGCCCGGCGGAAGACCCTCCTTGTAGAACTGCTGGGCCATCATGTCCCGGAAGTCCGAGAGCATGGTGTCGGTCACCTGTCCCTTGATCTTCTCCCCACGGCGGAGGAGCTCCCGCTGAAGCGCGGGGTCGCGCAGGTGGAATGTGAACCCGTCTCCGGCGTTCCATCCCTGGCCGCGCGAGAGGAGCTCCTGCACCGTCGAGCGCATGTCCTCGTGCAGCGGTATCTCGCCCTTCCGCACCTCGCCCGGCCCGCCGGCTGCAAACCACTCGGCCTCGATGGCCAGCCAGATCGGGCTCATAGCTCCCGGCGGGGAGAGCGGGACGGGTATCGCCTCCTGCGCCCGCACGTCGACCCCGTCCTTGCGCAGGGCATCCAGGATCACCGGCCGCGCCCTGTCGAGTGCGTCCTGCCCACCCCTGTCGGCGCCCTCCAGGATGTACTTGCGGAGGATGTCCCGGATGGCGGCTTGGTCTGGCAGGCAGCTTGCGCGGATGGCGCCGGTGAGCGCATCCTCGGCCGGGGCGTGCTCGATGCGCTTGACCCACGCCCAGCACCGCCGATGCCAGGGCTCGACGACGCGAGACTGGAACTCGGCCGCGAAGCGCTTCTCCAGCCGCTCACGCGCGCTCGGGTCGAAAGGGGGACACCGCCTCCTGTGCCCGCTCTGCTACCTGCTCTTCATCGGCCGCCTCATCCGCCGGAGGTTGTCCTGCGTCTGGCGTCTCGGGCTCGGTGGCCTCGGGCTCGTCGGTGGTCGACTTGGCGCCATCGAGCTTCTCCTGCGGCGGGAACTGCTCTTCCAGCAGCTCCTGCACGTTGTTGCTGCCGAGGGCGGTATAGGCCTGGTAGGCGGCCTCGCGCGGGGCTATCAGCCCGTCCTTCGCGGCGGTCGAGAGGGCATTGAGGAAGATGCCCAGCACGTTCTCGTTCCGCGGCTGGGGCGCCGGGAAGTCCAGGTCGACCTTGCGATCCACGGTCTTCGGCAGGCGCCTCGCCGGGTAGTCTTGCCGGATGATGGCCAGCTCGACGGCGAGGCCCGTCAGGTCCAAGCATGGCTCGCCGACTGCGGCCTGTCGGTCCTCAAGTCTCCAGAGCGCCGGCATCTCCATGGCTGTGGCAGTTGCGAGGTTGCCGGTGGACGCGTCGCTGTACCAGTGCTCGCCGAAGCCACTGCCCCGGATGCTCTGCAGGTGCGTCTGTCGGCTGGCGACCTCCAGGTTCCCCACGCCGCCGGTCCCGACGTTGACGGGATCCAGCGTCACGTTCTGGTTCTCCACCTGCACGCCGCCGGTCCCCGGGGGCGGGTTGCGGAAGGCGTTGGCTGCAGCCTCGATGGCCGTGGCCGACTTGGTGTTGAGCTTCTTCCGCCACGCGAACGCCGCCAAAGCCTTCGCCATCGTCACCAGGGCGGACAGCGTCCGGGCGTGGCTGCGAATCCAGTCGTACGAGCGATAGGCCTCGGGTATCCCCCGCTGCCCCAGCGTGTTGCCCACGATGTGGTAGCACAGGACCGGCGTCGGGTCGTCGAGTAGGCCTGCCCGGTTGAGCAGGTCGGCGATGGCTTGGTCCCACTCGGGATCCTCGTCGGTGAACGTCGGGTCCAGGATGTACCGCCAGCAGCGCCAGTCCGCGTAATACGCCACCTGCTCCGGTCCCGGCTGGTATTGGCCCCGGTCGAGGTCGTACTCATTCGGCCGGTACTTGCGGCGGTAGAGCACAGGGCGGAGGGCGTTCTCGGGGTGGCAGACGATGTCTACGATCTCCGCGCAGGGCAATTCCGAGAGCTTGAGCACGCTCTCCGTGGTCGACGCGTGCACGCCCAGGAACCGCTCCCCCTCGAGGAGCAGGGCATCCGACGTGCGCACCATTGCCCGGCGGGAGAACAGCGCGAGCTGATTGTCCAGGTCGCCCCAGAGGCGGTCGACGACGGCCTGGACACGAGCGTCGACGGCTCTGGGCTTCACCACGCCGGAGCCGAATGCGCCACTGGCAAGCAGCGCCGACGTCTGGCCCAGCGTCGGGTCAATCTGCCAAGCCTTGATGCACTTGGCGCGGGCATCGGAGAGCTCAGATGGCGTCAGGTCGTAGGTGCCGGCGCCCTCAGTGAGCTTGCGCCAGCCCTGGTCTTCCTCCGCGAGCTCCTGCGCGAGCTGCGACGCGATGCTCTCCTGGACACGTGCGAAGGCCCGGTCGGCACGCCGCTGGACCTCGCGGGTCTCCACGACCTCGCGCACTCGGCTCAGTATGCTCACAGTCGCGCCGCTCCTAGTTGCTCAGATTCGAATCCGGGCATCAGGTCGTCGGTGTAGACCGTCGCCCCGTCATCCGTCGCCAACGCCAGCCCCATCACCGCGTAGCGCAGGGCGTCCATGGCGTGGTCGAACTCCTTGCTCGGGTCGGCGTCCTCGACGGGGTTGCCGTCTCTGTCGGCGCGCCAATGGTACTGCCCGAACTCGGAGACCACATTCGGCGCTGCGCTCTCGGGTATCCCGTCCGGTCCCACGGTGGTCAGCACCCGCAGGCGCGTCGTCGACAGCAGGGCCTGCACCGCCTTGACCCCCGGCATCCTCGCGTTGTTGGCGCGATAGGCGGGCAGCCCGGCCATCAAGAACTGCTGGATAGCATTGGCGTCCTCGGGGTCGCAGAAGAAGGCCTGGATACCCCAGCGCTTGCGGAGCTCGATGGCATCGGAGACCCAGTCGTCGCCGGGCTTGCCTGCCACGATGCGGTTCCGCTCGTAGACCTCGTCGACGAGCCAGATATTGCCTGCTCCGTCCTCGGCGAGAACCACGATGCAGCCCGGAGACCGATAGCCCCAGTCAACCCCGGCTGCCACGCGGACGAAGCGCGGAGTCGGGCCAGGGATGTCGTGGCGGGTCGCGTCGTAGTCCTTGTACACAAGTCCCGCGAACGTCACGAAGCTTGCCTCCAGCTCCTGGTGGTAGAAGTCCGTGCCTGTCCCGTACTCTGCCTCCAGCGCCGCGAGGAAGTCCGGCTCTGCCTCGTACAGCGGGTTGTCGTGCGTCCGCCACGTGTGGAAGCCATAGGCCCTGCGGCGCTTTGCCGCCCAGGCCTCCCGCTCCTCGACGAACGTGCGATAGACCCAGTTGCGGCCCTTGGGCGTGCCGGTGATCCAGCCCCTGTGTGGCACCCCCGGCTGCCGGATGCGCCCCATGGCTACGCGGAAGGCTTCCTGCGAGCAGAGCGGTGCCTCGTCGATCCAGAAGTACCCGACCTCCAAGGCGCGAAGGCTGTTCGGGTCCTGCGCGTGTCCGAAGTAGATGCAAGAGCACTCCCCGTTCGCGTCGCGGAGGTTGGTCAGCTCCAGCCGAGCCTCGGCCTTGTGCTCCTTGACGCCGAGCGCATCGCCCCACCAACTCGCTACCTTCAGCAACACCAAGCGCGTGGAGCGCCAGAGCATCCGGTACGTCGGAGCGATGACCAAGCCCCGCATGCCCGGCCATCTGACGCAGTGGCGGATGGCCTCGAAGGCCCCGACCTCCGTCTTCCCGCCGCCGATGCCTGCAATGGCCGACCGGAACATGGCCGGGTCGTTGACGAATGCCTGCTGCCCCCGGTGCGGCCCGTAGTGCCTGCGACAGAAGTCGTTCAGGCTCTCGCCTCGCGCGGGCCGGTCAGGCGGGAGGTCATTCCTCGGCAGCGTCGTCATCCGGCTCCACCTGCAGATCCTCGCCAAAGTGATTGAGCGGGTCCTGTGGACCGAAGATCGGGAGCGGGATCGTCTGCACCTGCATCGGCCCACCACCGGGCCCCGTGTGCTCCTGCGTCAACTTCTCCGCCAGCGGCTCGCCTGCCACCTGCCGGTATAGCTTCGTCGCCGCGACGAGGTCTGCCACGCCGTCCACGAGGGCCACCTCGCCCCGTTCCACCGCCTGCAGGAACTTGAGCGTGCCGACCTCGATGCCCACCATCACCCGTTCGTCCTGGCGGGCGACGCGGGCCCGGAGGCGGCGGCGGCGCTCCTCAGTCTCCTGCTCTTCATAGGCCACGAGGCGGGCCTGCCATCCGTGCTTCGCGGACCACGTATCCAGATTCCGGCGCGTCACAGTCGGTACAGCTTCGCCGCCGTCTTTTCGTCGAATGTACTCTGCGTGAAGCTTCGCAAGGCTGCGGTCCGGTCCCATGGCCTCATAGTCGGCGTATGCCCGCCGGGCATTCCCCGTCTCTCGGAGCGGCTTCGAGGCCATGTTAGGTCACGTCCCGTCGCAATGCTGGCAGGCCCTTGCGATCCGCTGCTGCGTCCCTCGCCCGCGCCGTTTCCATCTCCACCTGTGAGCCGGGTAGCCGGTCGCGTGCCGTCGGCGTCACCGCGTAGTCAAGGCCTCTCGCCCGCATGGCCTCACAGTACGCTGATGCGCTCTCCCGCGGTTTGGGCTGTCTCACAAGGCCCACGTGCTCCCAAAGCACACGGGACATTGCCGCCCTGTGGATGGCCACGGCCACGCTCGATGCTCGATAGTCCCGGTACCTCCGGCACCGCCCCGTGCACTCCCGAAATGCAAGCTCGCGCTCCCACTCCACCAGGGTCCGGCAGTCGAATGTCCACAGCGGGGTGAACGCGCAGGGCTGGAACATGGTCCACTTGTGCCACAGTTCAGGGCGCTTGTCTGCTGTGAACGGCAGGACGTTGCGCACATAGTGTCGCAGGGCATCGGCGTCCGCAGGGTCACCCACGATCATGAACACGTGCAGGGCCTGACCGCTGCGGCCCGCTGTGTCGTAGGCCCGGCGCAAGTCGTCGTCTGAAATCGGCTTGCCGAACCAATGGCGGCGTTGCTCTGACAGCCCCTCGACGCCCAAGCGAATGAGCGGGGCTTTGACTTGCCCGGACAACCGCAGGTAGTCTTTGACGGTCATGCTCTGCGCCACCGACGTGTGTAGGTCGATGCCGTCGGAGTCGTTCGTGATGTACGTCAGCGACGCTTTGGGGATGGCCGCGACCGTGTCGCGCAGCCTCTCCAGGTGGGCCCGCGGCGCCGTGACGTAGGGAGTCGACCAGGACGTGGCGCAGAAAGCGCACTTGTTGTGACACCCTCGCCCGGCCAGCGCATACCAGCCGCAGGCGTTGACCTGAACGACTGGCGCGGCGACCAGGTCGAGCTCCCGCGATGGAGTAACTTGCCGCCACGGGTCACTGCGCGTGACGACGCAGGGTAGGCTGCAAGCCGCGTCGAGGCCCTGTTCACACGCCGTGCGTATCCACTCCGAGCCCTCGCCAACCACAACGGCGTCAGCATAGGCCAGCGCAGCCCCGTTGCCCGTCCAAGCTTGCAGGCCACCGCAGACCAGCAGCGGCCGGCGGCGCAGACGCGAGATGGCCTCGCGTGTCGAGTGCAGAAACGGCACGTCGGCTACGTCTTGCAGCGACAGCAGCACCACGTCAGCGCTTGATGCGTCTGGCGCGATGGTTCCCCCGTTGCGTTCCCATGCCCAACGTAGCCACTCGCTGGTGTAGAAGCGCTTAGGCGTCGCGATGTAGGCTCTGAGTTGCGATGTCATCGAGTAGGGACTGGACCTGTTCCCGTGCGCTCCCCTCGTACATGGCTGCCAGGCCGTCAGACACAGCCTGCATGGTCTCGGTGTTGATCGCCACCGCTGCGAAATCACCAAACGAGACGATCACCGCTCCTGGGTTGCGGTAGTCTGCGGACCGGCTGCCGGTGCCATCTGCGTCATCCGATGGCAACAGTTCCGGCCCGTGGTTCGCCCCGAACTCATCCGCCTGCAGTTCCGACTTCAGCCGCTCAAGCGCCCCGTCATCGAACCCCACGTTCCCCAGCCGCCCGGCTTCGTCGAGCTCGATCAGGTTCCGCAGCCGCTGCTCCAGGTCCGGGTCGGCCAGCTCGGCGACTGTGTTGTCGCCCTCCAGGATGTCCAGGGCCTCAGGCGACAGCGGGTCGATCTGGCGCACGTGGCAGGGCGCAGACGTCTCTCCGGCAGCCTCTGCCCCGCGCGTGATGCCATGCCCGGCGAGCAGCGTGTAAGCGCCCTCGTGCTCTGCCACGACGACGTTCTTGTACCAGCCCAGGGCGGCGAAGCGCGCCTGCAAGACCGCCATCTGGTGCTCCCCGTGGCGGTTGCTATTGCGCGGGTGGTCGCGCAGGTCGGCTATCGGGATCAGCCGGACGTCGAAGTCTCCCATCGTCACACCTCGCTCCCCAAAAGCCCTGGGTCCCTGTTGCGCATCATGCGCTCCGTATCCGCGCGCCGCCACTCCGCCTCGCGCTCTGCCTTGGTCATCGCCACCGGGCTACACTCCGGGATGTCGCCTGCGAGCTGCGCGCTGTAGCCGGGTGGCACCGTCACCGCCGGCGCGTCCGACCCGTCGAGGATGGCGTCCACCTCGGCTGCCAGCGCCAGCAGGGCCGGGCTGTCGAGTAGCTCGCAGATGAGCGGCATCGGGTCACCCCATCAGCTTTGGGTTGTCTACCAGCAGAGCGTGCAGCGCATGGCCCAGGGCCGTCACCTGTCGCTCCCTGAGCCCGATGCCCAGCGCCTCGTCGATCACGTGCAGGGCCTCGTGGAGCACGACCTCGCGCTGTTCGGCTTCGCTCGGGTTGCGCGACCGGCTCACCTGTATCTCGCCCGTCGCGTACAGCCACTGCCCCGAGGCATTGCCACCTCCGTCGACGGGTATCTCCTCCACGACGCGGACCGGCAGCCTGAGCGCGCCGACCTTGACGGACTTCGGCAGGGCCATGACCGTCCCCAAAAGCAGCAGGCCCCCGCCTGTGGAGGCGAGGGCCTGTGAGTGGTGTTACCACGCGGGTACTATTGGCATCCCCGCGCGGTCGGCGTCCCGGTCCCCAAGGTACTCTCCGACGCCAATGTCAGATCACCAGAGAGGCCGGGTGGGCAGCAGCTTCCCGCTGCCAGATGCTCAAGCGCCCACCTCGCGGGGAGGTGGGCGCCGGTATCGAACTATCGCATGTGTCTCCGCGCGTATCGCTTCCAGCGCCTTTGGCAGCGCCTGGCGGCCACCCCGAACAGCACCACGTCGCGCGCCTCGTACCGATCAAACGTCCCCGTGGCGCACTCGCGCTTGTAGACTCTGCCGGCTTGGTCTTGTGCCTCGATCGTGATAGGCCCTCGCACACTCCGCTGGACGCCGCCTATCGTGAACAGCGGTCGGCTCCAGTCGATCATGCTTAGCCCGCTGCTATCCACGTGTCCCGCTCCCCATTGGCCCGGCAATCTCCAGACGTGCACGCAGTACAATCTGCGGGGATTATACCCCACTGCGGACGAATGTCAACCACTCGCCGAATTGCTCCAGCACACGCGGGTCGTCCATGATGGCATTGAGCAGGTCGACCACCTCCCCGTCCAGCAGCCCAGACGACGGGACCGGGATGCCCAGCCCGTGACCGCCCCCATCCTGGCCACGAGGCGCGGCAGAGGCTTCAGCCACCTCGCAGCGCGACGCGTGCTCCCTGGCCTGGACCCAGGCGGCGAAACGCATGACCACTTTGCTCTCCACGCAGAGGGCCTTAGAGACCACATCGGCGCCATGGCGGCAGCAGGCACGGTCGAGCTCCTGCTCCAACGTGGCGCGCGTGATCCCCGGACCACGCCCCTCGGCGATCAGGTCCCCGGACCGCACCGGCTGCCCCCGCTTGCGCGCCTCCCCGCTCAACGCCGCCCGGTCGATCAGCGTGTGTCCGGTTGGTCGCGTGTCCTCGCGTGGCATGTTGGCCTCCCTGCCGTGGTGTGGGCTGCGGTCTACCGCTCCGAGAGGACGATACTGCCCTCGCGGTTGAGCTGCGACGCGTCGACGCTGAAGCCCAGGCCGACGCCCATCTCCCGCACCGGAGCCCAGGCCCTTCCGCCGATCAGCTTGGCGTCGCTGGTGACCAAGCGATCCCCAACGCCGGGCACCGACGATTTCCAGACCACCCGGATGGCGGTATCGGCGAGGCGGAAGATGTCCGTCACCCGGTCCGCGAGGTCTGCATAGGGCGTGAGCTTGGTGCCCGCTTTGCGTGGCTTGCCGCGGGTCGCGCTGATGGTGTTCTCGGCCACCGTCCCGTCGCCGACGTAGATGGCGATGTGGCCGGACTTTCCGGTGTGGATGCCGACGATGTCACCCGGCAGCAGGTCACTCTCGAGGCCGGGACCGATGCCCAGGCCCGCGGCCTCGAGGCTGTCGATGGTCCAGATGGCCCGGCCGGCCCGATAGGGCCACGTCTGCTGTGCGATGCCCAGCCCGACCTCGTAGCACTGGCGAACGAAGCGGTTGCACATCCCGCCCTCGGCGAGGTTCATGCGCTGCGAGACCCCGCCCCCGTCCTCGTGCGTAGCGAGGTAGCTGTCATTGCCCTTCTGGTGCTCGGTTGCCGCGGCCTTTGCGATCCTGATGACGTTGCTTATCGCCTCTCGGCTGTACATGGCTTGCCCCTCTCTCGTTTGCTCCGCTTGCGCCCCGCCGGTATCCCCAGCGCGAGCTGCACTGCCTGCCTCTGCCCCTTGCGCCACTTGACCAGCCCGGCCTTGGCGACGCAGTACGCGTCCGCCTCGTCGTCCGTCTTGACGATCACCGCGAACCGCCTGGCCACGTGCTCGATGGTGGCGGCCTTGATGGCCGCGCGCCCCATGCCCCGTCCGTTGATCCCGATGGCCTTGAGACGCGAGGAGGGCGCGACGCCGACAAACTCGATGCCCGCCTTGCGGAGCGCGCCCTCGACCACGGACCGCAGGCCCGCAAGCCGGAGCGCCACCTGGTGATTGCGCTTTGGATCCACGAAGGGCATCTCCAGCGCGACCAGGTCCACCTCGTAGCGGAGGGCGATGGCGACGACACCGGTGGCGATGGTCTCGCAGCGGTCGGTGTCGTCGCCATCGGTCCCGGTGCGGATGGTGCCTGACCCGAGGAGCGAGTCGTCCAGCCCGGACTCGTCGGTGTCGACGAGGGCAAGGCCCGTGCAGGTCAGGCTACCATCCACGCCGAGGATTCTCACTGGGCGGCCCCCACAGTGGCGGCGTGCTCGGTGAAGTCCACGCCCTGCAGCGCTTCGAGCTCAGCCGGGCCGATGTCCCCGGGGGCATTGCCGAACAGCAGCAGGCCCCCGATTTTGTTGTTGGAATCTCCCACCACGGACGCGATGTCCAGCTCCTGCACGTCTGGCTCATCATCCGCGACATCGTCGGTGTCGGCGCCCACCGCCTCCCTGCACTTCCAGCAGAGGAGCTTCGCGTCTGCCATCTCCTGGAGCCGGCTCTCCAGGCCCCAGCTCCCGCAACCCTCGCAGTGGGCCCCGTCGTCGTCGACGTTGCTGTTGGTCTCGTCGGCGCAGTCCTTCCTGAACTTCCAGCAGGCATCACAGAGCGGCACACCACCCTCGCCCTGGCGCCCGGTGTCGGCCGGCTCCCCGCAGTCGTCGCACCGCGGCGGCGCAGCGAGCTCGGCCTCGATGTCCGCCATGGCCGGCAGCGTGAGCTGGCAGCCCTTGAACGCCTCCGCCAGCTCGTCGGTCTGCACGCCGTAGCGCAGGATGTTCGCCCGGTAGCCCTTGAAGTCGTGCTTCTCAAGCCTTGGCGTCATGCCGTCGTAGGACATGCCGCAGAGGAGCTCGTCGAGCGCGGCCTCCCGGCGAATCGGAGCCTTCTCGTAGGCGTCCCAGTAGAGCTTGCTGATGATGACGAGGAAGCAGACCTTGCGCTCTGTGAGCGTCTGGACTTCCTCCCGGATCAACATCACGCGCCCGAATCGCTTGCCTTTCTTGCTGGTGAACCCGTACTTGATGACGGCTCCCTTGAGCCCGTGAAAGTGGCGCTCGATCAGGTCCCGCGCCAGCGCTTCGACGTCCGGCGCCTTTGTCGTCGGCACTACGCTTGCGGCCTTCGGCTTGCTCTTCCTCGGCTTTGCCATGGGTCTCGGCCTCCTCGTTGATGCGCGCCTATCGGCGCGGCTGTGCCTGCTGTCTCTCGTGCTCCGCCATGCTGTACCATCGGCCCGTTGCGAAATCCGTCCACGCCTTCACCCGGCAGGTATCCAGCTCCCGCGTCTTCGCGATCTGCAGCACGCATTCAGGCTTCCACTCGTTCTGCTCGTCGCGCTGCCGGAAGAGCTCCATCGTGGTGTCCGGCTCGTGCTCGAATGCTCGCGCCCCGAACGTGTTGCGGCTCCCGTCCTTGGTCTCCGTGATCTGGCTGGCGCCGATGATCGGGCACCCCAACACGTCCCGCAAGCGCACGAGCCGCTGCGCCACCTCCCGGAATGCCTGCTCCTCGGTGGGCGCGCTGGGCTTGCCGATCTTCTGGATGTAGTCGATCACGACGAACGCGATCGGCTGCTTGCGCTGGATGCGCTTGCAGTACGCCTCGATCTCGCCGATGCTCGCGTCGTCGTCTCCGATCAGCAATGGCAGCTTGCCAAACTCCACGGCCGCGGCCTGGTACATCTCGACGAGCCACTCCGTCCGCGCCAGCTCCGCCTGCCAATACGGCTGGTTGCGGAGGGCGCGGGTGTTGAAATGCCCGAGCCAGCCAAGGCTCCGCCGTCGCCAGCGCCAGCGCCGCTCCTCCAGGGCAAAGAGCACCGCAACACCCGGGTGCCCAGCCTCGCCCATCTCGATGCACGAGGAGAGCACGATCTGCCGCAATAAGCCCGACTTACCGGCGTTGGTGTCGCCCTTGACCACCATCAGCCCGGCGTCCTCGAGGCCACCGGTGCGCTCGTCGAGCTCGGGTATCCCGGTGCGCACCGTCGAGACCAGATACTCTCTGGACATCGCCCGCTCGATCAGGTCCATGTCCTCCCGGAAGGTCTCATCTACGCCCCGCGGCTCGTTGCCCGTCCGCACACGTTGCTGGAGGACCTCCAGCTTGTAGATCGCGTCGCCAACGAGCTGCGCGGCGTCGGCCGGGTTGCCGTATGCGGCGCTTTGGACGGCCGCTCCGAGGCTGATGGTCTCGCGGATGACCGCCGTCCGCTGCACCTCCAGCGCGTACCGCGGTGCGTGTGCGGATGTCGGCACGTTGGCCATGCATGCCATCAGGTACTCAGGCCCTCCGACGCTCTCAAGACGGTCCGCGCGTCGTAGCTCCTGGCATGTCGTCACGAGGTCCACGGGTGAGCCGGCCTCGCGGACGGTGAGCATCGCGGACCAGATCAGCCGATGGGCCTCCCGGTAGAAGTCCCCGGTCTCGACGATGGTGGCCACGACGTCCAGCGCATCCGCGTCGATGAGGGCGGCGCCGATGGTGGCTTGCTCAGCCACCAGGGACTGAGGCGGCAGGCGCTCCTCGGTCTGCCAGCTCTCTGGCCTTGTCCGGGACGCGGTCTCGGGCTGGGAACTCGTAGCCATTCACGGGGCCCTCCTCTCCGCGTAGAAATGCCCGCTTTGCCTCCGCCAGTCGTTTGCGCTCCTCCGGCTCGTTGCTGACCGGCTCGATCCTCGCGAGAAGCCAAATCTGTTCGGGGAGGAGGACGGACTTCCGCTCGCAGTCTGGTGTACCGTCCGATTGCACGCCAGCCACCGGGGAAGCGCGAGCCGTGCCGTCCGCCGGAATCCGTGGTTCGTTTTCTGAGAGCCCCCCGCAGGGCGCAGCCCCAGCGGAGCCTGCGGGGGCTCTTTGGTCGTCCTGTCGTACTGAGTCGTTACACTCCTCAGTCCTCAGTCCTCCGTCCTCAGTCTGCAGGCGTGAGCATGCGCGCGCGCGAGGCGGATGTGTCCCGGACATATCCCGTGCTTGTCCGGGAGCAGTCCTGGAGTAGTCCGGGATAGGTGCGGGAGTAGTCCCGGACATATCCAATAGGGCTGGGTCGACGCCGAACTTCTCGCATTCCGCGCCGAACTCGCGCAGGGCCTTTCCGGTCTTCTTGTCGACGAACTTTCCCGCGGAGACCGCTTGCAGGTAGGAGACAAGCTGATGAGGAGGTTGCCATCCAGGGTGAGGTCCGTACTCTGGCTTGCCCAGGCGGTTGAAGCGCCGGCCGTCGCCGTTGTAGCGGGCATGGTGTACTACCGCCAAGCAGGCTGTCTGCGACCACGGGCAGGTGTACTTCGCCATCATGCCTGCGTCGACGAGCCTGTCGACGAGAGCCTGCAGGGCATCGCCGGAGAACGAGTCAACCATCGGGCAGACCCGTGCCTTGAAGAGCTTGATGTTCGCCGGGAACCTGCCCCAGGGCTGCGACGCCGCCAGTATGAGCAGCCAGAGCGCCCCGAGCCTCGGGTCCTCGTCGATCAGGTCCCCGAGTAGCTCGTCGGTGCACGTCTGGTCGCTGAGGTTGGTCGTGTTCATGGTCGCTCCTTGTCGGCTATCCAGACTCTCCATGCTCGAAGCGAGCGGACTTGGCGGCTATGGTTGCAGCACGAACGCTATCCCAGATGCAGCCTCGTTCATGTTCCAGATGGTCGGACGTCACGTATGGATACTCTCGGTACGTCATCGTCGGGTAGAGGGCCGATGGCACAAGCGAAGGGTATAGGGACACGACGAAAGAGATACGTGGGCACGCGGGAACACGGCACCCCACAAGCACAGCGTTCTCGTTGTCGGCGATCATCGTCACGTCGTTGGGTAGGGTGAAGTCGGGTATGTGGTCGTATACCTGAATGTGAGGCTGTTCTCGGGGCGTCCCGATGAAGACAAGTAGCGGGTGCCAGGCGTTGCTGCTGGTAGCTGCATCAACCAATGCGCAGAACTTCGCTCTGTCTGACGACGTCGGGCGGTCTGGCTTGATCTCAACCCAACACTCTTGCTCCGGCAGCCAGAAGTCCGGCAGGTACCACCCGGCCGCTCCGAGGTCGTACCCTTCCTTCTCATACTCCCACTTGACCCCCAGGTGGTCGAAGAACACCGCCCATCGGGCCTCCAAACGGGAGCG